ATGCTGGGGCAGCAAAAGCAGGACAAGAACCTATAAAAGTTGCTGGTTTATTAAGTACAATTAGAAATCAAATTTCAAGTAAAAATAGTTATGTTGATTTATCGCAATATAAAATGGAAAATTCTTTAGAACCAGAAATGAAATCATTAGAAGACACATCTGATGTTGAATTACAAGAAGCATTGGGTGGTGCAATTTGGGGTGGTCTTAAAACTATTGGTAAAGGTATTACTGACCCAATAAAAGATAAAGCAAAAAAAGTTGGAACTGCAATAAATAAAGGTATTGAAAATGTAAAACAAGGTGCTGCTGCTCAAAGTAGAAAGCAAGATATTAGAAGGGGAACTAAAAAAAGAAATGCTTATCTTGATAAAGTTCAAGAAAAAGCAAAAGAATTAATTGAATTAATACAACAAGCAAATGCTGGGGCAGCAAAAGCAGGACAAGAACCTATAAAAGTTGCTGGTTTATTAAGTACAATTAGAAATCAAATTTCAAGTAAAAATAGTTATGTTGATTTATCGCAATATAAAATGGAAAATTCTTCTGAAATGACAAATACTGAAGTATTACCAGATGTTGATAATAAAATATCAGAATCGGAAAAAAAATTAAGAAATTATATTAGAAAAAGATTAGAAGAAATTTCTGGGTTAAGAAAAGTTAGTATAAATGAATCTAAAAAATCATCAAAATTGAAAAAATTAGATAAACTAATTGAAAGTCAATATAATTTCTACAAAAAAAAAATAACTGTCGATAATAAAATATCGGAATCGGAAAAATTTTTAAGAAATTATATTAGGAAAAGATTGGAAGAAATTTCTGGTTTAAGAAAAGTTAATATTAACGAATCAAAAAAATCATCAAAATTAAAAAAATTAGATAAACTAATTGAAAGTCAATATAATTTATATTTAGATTTAAAAAAAAAGAATATAGAGGAAAATTATAATATTGATGAAATTTTTGGTAAATCAAAAAAAGAAATTTTTTATAAATTAGACCCAAACGATGAAAATGCTATTTTAGATTTCTTTAAAAAAGTTTTTTCAGAAGAATTTAATACACCATATAGTGGTGCATTTAAAAATGCTTTAAATTTGACACCAAGGGAAAAAAGATATAATATTTTAAAACAATATTTTGATAATAATCAAAAAGGAACTATTGCAAGAAATAATCAAACAGGTGAATTAGTTTATACTTTAAAATCACCACTTATTAAAGGAAATAGTTTAAGCGGTAAAGGATTTAATGCTGGTTATTAAAAAAATAGAAATTCTTGTTTATTTAAACCCGAAATTTTTCGGGTTTTTTTTTGTAACAATAATTTCAATTTTTCGTATATGAAAATAAAAATTATGTTTAAATTACATAGAACATATATCAATGGTTCGAAAAAAAATGAAATGAAGGAATTCAAAAGAATTTTTGGTGAAAACAATGAAGATATTGATTGGGTTGAATATTTAAAATTATTCAGAATATTTATGGAAGATAATACTCTTGTATGTGAATCAAGAGCAATATTTACAAAAATAATAACCCATTTTATTTTTTATTTTTTTCTACTATTTAATTATTTTTTTAATTTTTATTTAAATTTGTTTATTTTTGTAATATATTTAATTTCTTGGTATTTAAAAAGAAAAACAGAAATAAAATTATCAAGAATATTAATAGCAAATGATTTGGCATTATCAACCATAATATATCATGTAAATAAAATATATAATTTTTAATGAAAATGGAAATTTGTGATAAAAATTTTTTGGTGATATTATTATATGACATTAAAGAAAAAAATTGTAAATATAAGAACATACTATTTTAATAAAATTGTTAAAATAAAGGAAGAAGAAAAAAAATTACAAGATTCTGGTGGTTGGAAAAGAAATGTAAATCCTCAAAAGGGTTATATTAATTGGTGGGAAAATATTTGTAAGTTTTATTCTCGTAGTAGAATGAAACAAATTTGGAAAAATGAAATTAAAAATGAATTACTTGATTGCGAGTTATAATTTTATAATTGCATAAAAACAATAAACAGTTAAATAATAAATAATATATTATATGTTGAAAAATAATAGTATCGTTTATATACCATTTGAATTTAAAATTGCTGAAACTATGGTAAATAGTGAAACAGTATGGTATGCTAATAAATGGAAAAATTTATTTTTAAAAATAAAGCATTTTTTCTTTAAACCTAAATGTTATAATAATTCAAATATTTATAAAAAAAGAATTAATTTTTCCTATTATAAACCAATAAATTCATTAAACAATTAAAAAGATATGAAAAAAATATATAAAAAAATAAAAGAAACTTCAGAATTTTCAAAAGGATTAATAACATATTCATATAAAGATGATAAGGGAATAATATATCCACTTAATTATATTACTGTTGATTTTAGAAATAATAAAGAAAATATAAAAAAAATGAATGAAATAAAAAAACAACATGGTGATTTTTTTTTTATTTTTCAACAATAGTGATGAAGGAATAAATTTCTGGAAAAATAATCCTATTACAATAATAATACCAAATGAAAAACGATGAAAATAAATTAAAGTTAATATATGTTCTTAAAATAGGGTATAATACAAAGGGTGAGGGATTATATGAATTTATTTTTTCCAATAATCCAACAAATATTGATGTTGAAGGTTGGTGTTGGGATTTAAGTCCTGCTGTTGATAATGCAACACCACCAACAGAAGAATATATTGATGCTGTTTTTAATTTAAAAACAAAATCATTTGATTTGATTTGTTTACATGAAGCGGTAGATAGACCATATATGCATGGTTATCATACAATACATGCATTAGCATACGAAAATGAAAACCCACCAGATAATTTAGATGGATTTTCTGATTATGATAAAATGTTTTCAGATGAAGATGATATTCCATTATTAGTCTTTCATTATGGAATGTCTTTATATAAAATAAAAGAATTATTAAATTCGAGAAAAATAATTTTAAAAAACAATGAATTTGTTGAAGTATCTTCAATTGATATATAAAACAAACAATTGAAATACGTTTCAATCTTTTTTATTCATAAAAGTATTTATAATAAACTGATTTTATGAATAATAAAGAAGACAATATAAATTATCCAGAACATGAACCACAAATACCATTTAATTATCAACTTGAACAGAGTAAGTTAGATGCAAGAAGATTGGCATCTGAATTAAGAAAAAAATCAAGCAAATATATTCCTGTTATAACTACAAAAGAAGGAAAAGTAAAAACGGTAAACGATTTAACTTTTTCAGAACAAGAAGATGAAATTATTCGTTGTGCTTTAAATCCAATTTATTTTATAGAAAAATATTTAACAATATTTGACCAAACAAAAAATGATGGTAATGGTGAAATAATACCATTTAAATTATTTGACTTTCAAAAAGATTTAATTGAAATATATTTACAAAATAAATTTGTTATTGCAAATAAATATCGTCAGGCTGGTGTATCAACAACAACTTGTGCATACATTGCATGGTATATTATGTTTAATGAAAATAGACAAGTTGCTATTGTTGCTGATAAATTAGAAACAGCAAAGGATGAATTAATGTCAGATGTTGTTAATTTTATTGAGGATTGTCCTGATTGGTTGAAACCTAAAACTGGAAGACAAACAGAAAAAAATCTAAAAGACACACAAAAATTAAAATTATATGATAATGGTTCTCGATTAGGTGCTTTTAGTTCAAAAGGACTTCGTGGAATGACACCAACTTTAATTTTTTGGGATGAAACGGCATGGACAGAAAAGGGTGATATTTTTTGGACATCGGCTAGACCAACACTTCAAACAGGTGGTGCTGCTATTATGGTTAGTACACCATTTGGATTGGATGCTGTATTTTATAAAACTTTTATGGGTGCTAGAAGAAACGAAAATAATTTTAAAGCAGTTGAATTGTGGTGGTTTAATGACCCAAGATATAATAAAGATTTAATGTGGATAAAAAATAAAGGAAAAGAAAATGAAAAACAATTAATTGATGAAAATTGGGATAATAAGAAAAGAATTATGATGATGGATGATGGTTGGGAAGCAACTTCTCCTTGGTTTGAAGAACAAATTCGTGATGCTAATGGTGATATGAAAAAAATAGCACAAGAATTAATGTGTTCATTTCTTGGGTCAGGTGATAATTTCATTGCAGAAGAATATTTAAAAAGAATTGAAGAAAATGAAATTAAACCACCAATTAGACAGGAATATACTGATTTAAATATGTGGATTTGGGAAGACCCAATAATTGGTGAAGATTATCTTATTGGTATTGATACATCATCTGGTCATGGTGATGATTATTCAACAATAAACATATTAAAAAAACAAGAAATTATTGAAGAAAAGATTATTACAAAAAACAATAAACCACAAAAAATAAAAATTAAAAAAAATAAACTTGTTCAAGTTGCTGAATATTATGGAAAAGTAAAACCACAAACATTAGCAGAAATTGCTTATCAGTATGCAAAAAGATATAATGATGGATATTGTGTTATTGATATTACTGGTGGTCTTGGTGTACAAGTTGTTGAAAAATTACTTGAATTTGGATATGAAAATATTCATTATTCAGAAATAACACATAAACCATCACGTGATAGATTACAAGGATATATTAAATCAGCACAAAAAACATTATTTGATGGTAGAATTGTAAATATAGATTTAATACCAGGTTTTTTTATTGGAAATAATAGAGGTTCTGTTTTACTTGAATTACAAAGAGCAATTCATCTTGGCGATATAAAAATACAATCAATTAGATTATTAAGTGAATTAAAAACATTTATCACCGTTGCGGGTAATCGAGTTGCTGACCATAAAAGGACTTTTCATGATGATAGTATAATGGGATTAGCCATTGGATTATATGTATTAAATTTTGAAATGATTTTATTTAAACAAAATAATTATAATCCAGAAAAAATGATTAATGCAATACTAACCAGTAATGATGTAAATGAAGAATTAATGAAAAATAAATATAAAAATAGAATATCTCCCAATAATCCGTCTTCACTAAATCCTTATTTGGTACATTCTTGGTTATTTACCGATTTAAAAAAATAATACTATTTATTAATGTTATTTAATGTTTTTTCATTATTTAAAAGTATTTATAAAAAATTATAATTAATTATAAAATATTTATGGATTCAAAAAAAGAAAGGGGTACTATATATCAACAATTAAACAAGTTGTTTAATTTTGATGGTTTTGGTTTTGATAATACTGAAATATCTAACTCTGATAAAAATCCCAAAATAATAATTAAAGGGGCTTCACCTACAGATGTTCATAGAAAAGGACTTGAAATTGCACAAAAAAAAGAACTACAAAATAAATTTTTTAGAACAACTGAAAGGGGATTTCAAAAAGCATTACAATATGAAGCAGCAAGACTTCCAGCATATTTAGATTATGAAGGTATGGAATATTATCCAATAATTTCAAGTGCATTGGATTTATTCATGGAAGAAGCAACAACAATTGGTATAAACGGAAAAATGTTAAACATATATTCAAATAAAGAAAGAATAAAGTTAATATTAGATGAATTTTTTTATGATATTGTAAATGTTAATGTAAACTTGCCATTTTGGGTTAGAAATTTAGTTAAATATGGTGATAATTTTGTTTTACTATATGGTGAACGTAAACATGGTATTTCACATATAAAACAATTAGTTAATTATGACATTGAACGATTTGATAGAATACAAAACAATAAACCAATTGTTAAATTTAAAGAAAGAACAACTGGTGATGAATTTAATATTTTTGAAATTGCACACTTTAGATTATTAGGTGACGATAAGTATTTGCCTTATGGTTCTTCTGTTCTTAATAAAGTACGTAGGGTTTTCAGACAATTAGTTATGGCTGAAGATGCAATGTTAACTTATCGTATAATTAGAGCAGGTGAAAAAAAGGTGTTTAAAATTGATGTTGGTAATATGGATGATAATGATGTTGAGGATTATATGTATAAAGTTGCCACTAAATTTAAAAAAATGACACGTGTAAATCCAAATGATGGACAAATTGATTATAGTTTTAATATACTTGGAAATGATGAAGACTATTTTTTACCTGTAAGAAATTCTAATGTTCAAACAGGTATTGAAACCCTACCAGGAGCATCTAATCTTGACCAAATTCAAGATATTGAATATTTAAGAGATAATTTATTTGTGGGATTGGGGATTCCAAAACCATTTTTATCATTTCAAGATGCTGCGGGTGCTGGTAAAAATATGGCACAATATGATATTAGATTTGCAAAAAAAATAAATAGAATTCAACAGGCAATAATTCAAGAATTAAATAAAATGGCAATTATCCATTTATATTTAATGGGTTATAGTGGTGATGATTTAAATTCTTTCACTCTAACATTAACAAATCCAAGTACACAACAAGAATTATTAAAATCAGAATTATTACGTGATAAAGCACAAACATATAGCGAATTAACAAGAGGTGAAAATGGTATTGCTGCAATGTCGCATACAAACGCAAAAAGAAAAATATGGAATATGAGTGATAGTGAAATTGTTGAAGACCTTAAACAACAAAAATTAGAAAGAGTTATTATGCAAGAATTACAAGACGCATCTGTTTTAATTAAAAAAACTGGTCTTTTTGCAGATATTGATAAAAAATTTGGTGAACCTATGGATAATTTACCACCAACATCTAGTAACACTGAAAATATGTCAATGGGTGGAAATGATATGAGTGGAATGGACATGGGTGGTGGTAATATGGGTGGAATGGACATGGGTGGTGGTAATATGGGTGGAATGGACATGGGTGGTGGTAATATGGGTGGAATGGACATGGGTGGTGGTAATATGCCAATGGGTGGAAATGATATGGGTGGAATGAATATGATGGAAAACAAATATGATAAAAACCTATTTGAAAAATATGTAAATAATTTAGTTTATGGTGATGAAAAAAACGAAAAAAATAATAATATAAAGAAAAAAATTATCGCCGAAAACACAAAATTAAACAATAATTTAAATTTAAAAGCAAAAAATATGATTGAAGAAATTAATGTTTTTTTAGATAAACAAGAAGAAATTATTGATAATAATGATGATGATATTTTAAATGTAAATATTGATAATATTGAATTATTAGAATAAAAAAATAAGATTTCGTTGATTAAAAACATGAATATAATCAAATTATTTAATTAAATAACTATTTATATTAAACATTTTAATAATGAAAAATTTTAACATTGGTATTTCAAATTCAATTATTGTTAATAAAATAAATCAAATTAACGAAAACGAAAACATTGAATTAAAAAGAATAATTTCGGAATACATTGAAATAATAAAAAATTCACCAATTCTTACATTAGAATTTAAAATATATAATAATATTGAAAATAAATATATTGATAATGATGTATTGGCAAATCGTTATATTGATAATAATATTAAGTTATTTGAAATATATACAATAGATGAAATTTTAAATGAAAGGAAAAAAATAGTTAAATTTTTAAACAATAATAATATATTAACCGAAGGAAAAATTAAGAAGATAAAATTATATGAATCAATTAATAATTTAATTATAAATTCAATTTGTGATTATTCTGAAATTGATGTGGATTTAATTCATGAATCATTGATTACAGTTTTAAATCATTTAAAAAGACCTAAAATAGTAAATGAAACAATTAAATTAAAATTAAATAATGACATTGTTGAAATCGCAGTTAAATTATTTAATAAAAAATATAATTTGTTAGAAAATGATGATAAAAAACTAATAAAAAAATTAATTAATTATTCATATGAAGATAAAATAAATCTTTTTAATGATATAAAAACAAACGCATTAAATGAATTAAAAAATCATAGAAGTGAAATTTTAAACGAACGTATTGATAAAGCAATTAAGAAAATTAATGATATGAACAATACAACAAATAATATTAATGATAATATTATTACTCTTTATGAACTTAAAAAGAATTTAGTTATCACCATATAATAAAAAAGATTCATCTTCTTGTGCTTTAATTAAATCAAAATTATCAATATCACAATTAATATTGTGTGGTGGTTTATTATAATCAAAACAACCAATAAATTTTGTTTTTTCTATTGTATAATTAACTTGTTTTGGATTTCCTAAATAATTAAATATTTTATAAACATAATCAATTCCTTCTTTTGGATATTCTACACCTTTTAGTTTTATTGTATTATTTATTGTATTCGTATAACTTATATTATTTTTAGGTATTAAATTATGACCTCTGTTATATTCATATAAACAAATACTTGCAATATTATTAGATAATGTTGATATATACTTCATATATACAAATTGTGCTTTTATCATTATTTTAGGATTGTCCATTGCATTTTGATGAATAATTGGTCTATTAATTTTTATTAAATCAGTTTTTTTAAACGTATCAATTGATTTAATATCACCAGTACAACCACTAGTAATTAAATCAATTTCGTTTTTATTAAATTTATATTCATTATTATTATTTGAATATCTATTCATTACAATAACATCATAAATAGTAGATAATAAAAATTGACTTATTCCTGTTGCTGTACTATTGTAACCATTTCTATTTAATTTTGGATAATTCCATAATGCAAATTTAGATTCTTGGAATGCTTGTGCTGCTAAAATATTAGCATCTAATTTAAAAACATTACTAAAATAATTATACCAAATAATTAAACAATTACATAATTCTTTGTTTGTTTTTATTAAATTTCCATTATCATCCTTTGGTTTTGCTTCCCATGTTTTATTTACTTCAGTAAATGGTAATATACCATTAGTTCCTTTAAGTAATGAATTATCTCCACTACAGGCATTATCAATGAAAGTTTTTCCACCAATTGTTATTTCTAATTCATTATTGTTCATATTAAGACATTTTTAATGTATATAAAGCATTTATTTTCAATTGATTGTTTTCATAATTTAATATATTTTTAACGAATTCACCACTTGATTGTAATGTTAAATCAAGACCCAAATCAGCATATACTAAAGGTGTCATTACTCTAGGTACTGGATATTTTAAAATTTTAGTACCCGAAAATTCAGTAATCATTTTATTTGGTGTTATTTTATGTTCAACATTTAATATTACATATGCACCATTAAACAATGGTATGTTTTCTAATTGAAAATATTGTGTTGGTTGTATTGTTGCATTACCTAACATTGTAACAGTCGCACCATATGCCCTATTTTCATATAAATTATATAAATTTTGACCTTTAGGTACTGGCGCTGAATTTTTATCATCACCAACTAATCTTGAAAGTATTTGAATACTTTCATTAGTTTCAGGATATTCTTTACTATCAATTTTCATGTTAATAAACATGGATTGGTTTTGTTCTCCAAATCTAACACGAAAAGCACGTACTTGATTCCAAGGAAACGATTTATTTGAATCCATCATATTTCTATTAATATCATCTAAATCATTAACATTCTTTTTTCTATTAAAATCAATTAAATCTTTACTTTCTAAATCAACAATACCATCAGTCTTAAAAAAATCAGTGTTTATTGATGGATAACTAGATGACCCACCAATGTACATACAAACAAAATGGGTAGATGGTGAATCGGGTATAATACCAGTTTTCATTTTAAAACAATCTTTCCAACTATCTTCAGTATTAAAAGTTAAAAAATTTTGTAACGGAAAAAATTCAAAGCCATTTACGAACAATAATTGTGATAATGCAGTAAATACCGTAATATCTGGATTATCAAATATATCAATAAGTGCTTCAACATTAATAATAGTATCACCAATTGGATTCATTGCTCTATCAACAAAAGCAAAAGAATCAATCAAATTTTTACCTTTTGGGTTGAAAGGATAACCATTTTGTTCTTTATTACCACCACTCAACCATTTATCGTTTATGTTTTTAAATGAATAATATGTTTGTGTTATTATATCTATATCACCCCTAATTTCGTCATATTTTTTTTCTTCCTTTTCTAATTCTTTTTTTCTTTCATCAATTTCTCTTTTTAATTTACTAAAAAAATTTTCAAAAAATAAAATATTTATCCTTTTTTTGTTGTTATCGTTATTAATTACATCTAATGATTCATAATATGTTTTAAAATCATTTGAATTTTTTGGTTGAAATGTTGATTGATAATAATTTACAATATATTTTCTCTCCATTAATATTTTAATGATATTATCAAAAAATTCTCCCTTATTATCATAACCAACAATATCTTTACCATCAAAAGATGGATTTAACAAATAACTATACACATCGCCATGTTTTCTATCTGTTTTATTGTAAATTTCTTTTCTTTTTTCTATTATTTTTAAATAACTATTTTTTATTGTATTAAAACTAAAATTTTCAAAATCGTTATATTCTATTTCAAATACTTCTTTATCCTTTTCTGACAAATATTTATCAATATCATGTAAATCGGCAAGAATATAATAATATTTATTATAAAAATTTTTTATGGTTGTGTTTCCTGTTAAATAATTAATTACAATATTTTTTATATTAATTTCTTTATTTATTTTTACCAATAAACCAATATATAATGGTACAAAAGAAGGTACTTCAATAATTCCAACATTATTGAAAAGTATATTATTTAATTGGTTTGGATAACCATTAAAAGGACTTAATGTGTTACCAAAATTAGATAAAATTAATAGCGATATAATAATATCATTATCATACTTATTAAATTCGTTTTCTATAACCGATTCATTGTAATATAAATCTCTTGCTAATGTTTCTATAATATTTTCAAAATTATAAAAATAATTTTTAATATTTTTATTATTTCTTTTGAAATTACCATGATTTATTAAATCATCAATTTCTATGTTTTTATATTCACCATTGTTGATATATAATGTATTTTTAAACTGACATAAAAATCTAGTGTTCATACAAATATTTCTAACAATTTTAGTTTCATTATCATTATCAGGCTTATCTTCAAAATAAATTAAATTTTCTTTAGTGAATTTAAAATATGGTAGTATTGATTTTCTTTTACTTAACTTACTTTTTTTAAATTTATTTACAATTAAATCTAAATCTAATTCAGTAATCTCTGGTGGATTATTTATTATTTTTAATCCAACATATGAATCATCATTTTTATTAATTGGAATTTCATATGTTTTTGTAATTGGTATTTTATTTATTGTATTGTTAGGAAAATTAAAAATGTTATTCTTTTCATCAAATTTTAAATCATGATATTTATCACGAAAATTATTATAGGTTTTTATGTTTTCAATATTTGTTTTCAACACATCAATATTTTCTTTATTTAATGCTAATGATATGTTAATTGCTTCTGCTTCAGAAAAATAATCAACATAAACACTTATAACTTTTTCATCAGCACCATAAAAATCATTATTTAATATTGCTTGTGATAATATATAAAATCTTAATAATAATGTTTTAAATATATCATTACAAATACTATCAGTAGGATTGTATGGATTTTCGTTTATATTTTCAACGTTATTAAAATGAGAATCTATTGGAGATAATGGAATCCATAAATTAATATCATTATTGCCCTTTTGTATTTTAATTTGGGTATTTTTATTAATAATTTTTTGATTTAAAAAAGAATTGATAAAATCATAAACCAAATCTAATTCAGGAAATTCAATATTGTTGTTTTTTAATTCAATTGGTGCAATTCTTTCTTCTCTATCACCATTATTTTTTATAATCAATGGAAAAGAATATATAGGATAATCAGTATCAAAATTTAAACTGACACTATCCCTTCTATGTGCATTTTCTGCTTTTATTGAAGTATCTCTTAGTTTATCAAAAAATTTATCTACATCATCTAATATTATTTTAAATACGTTGTAAATGGTTGGAAGCATACCCAATTCATTTTTTACTGCTTGATTTACAGAACTAATTAAATTTAAATTTAATAAATTTTTATTGTTAATATGATTTCCTCTTTTTTCAACAACCTTTTTATAAAAATCAGTAATATCTAATTCAACATATTCAGTTTTTATATTAACTATTGGTGATATACAACGATTACCAAAAAACGTTGTTGAATTTGGTATATCATTATTATTTGAACTTGGAAATAAACTAATTAGCGTTTTTTTATATTTATTTAATGCAATAATTTTATTTTCTTTACTATCTAAAAAATTTAAATTGTTGTATGGTTTATTATCATTTTCTTCTGTATACATAATTTTATTAACATATACAATTGATAATCTATTTTCATTTGTTGTTTTATTTTTTATTATGTCATCATATTCAAACAAACCATTAATCAATCTAATTAATATACTATTATCATATGTTTCTGATAATGGTGTTGTTGTGGTTTCTTTTATTACAAGAAAAACATCACCATTTGTTTTTAAAGATATATTGTTTTTTATATTATTTATCGTATCAATTATTAAATTAATATTATCTAATTCTTTATTAACATCAACAAGTTGATTATATTCCTTAGTATTTTTTATATTATCGTTAACAATTGAATATAAATTTTTTATTTTTGTAAGTAATGAGTTTGTGTTTACTGGTATAATACTAGCATCTGGATTTGATTCATTTACTTCATTAATAAGTGGCATATTAACAATATATCTAAATAAAATATCATTTAATGGTGCAAATGTCATGGCAACAAAACTTGCATCTATTACAAAATTACCTGTTTCTGATTGAAATTCTGATGTATATTTTGTTAAATGTAAATCATAAATAATTGGTTTACCATAATATCCTTTAATTGTTAATCTAAATGTTGGCGGTGGAAAATCAAAAATTATTCTATATGGTGAATTTTCTTGATTAAAAAATGATAATCCTCTAATATCAACAAATTGTATATTAACTTGTGGTATATATGATGAATTTATTTTTACATTAATATTACTAATACCAAAACTATCAAATGTTGTTTTTTTTCCTGTACTACCGTCATAATAATTAGTAGTAAATTTTAATTTATTTAGATTATTATTATCGTCTTGATTATTACCCAATAAATTAATTTTTATTAAATCTTCTGTTGTTGAAGAACTACCATTAATTTCTATTACTGTTCTACCTTTACGTTTCGCAATTAATTCCACAAAAATATACATATTTTGATATTGTGGAATACTATTAACAATTCTATTGTTAATGTTAAAAGTATTGGGGTCAATTAAAATGACATTACTAGTACCATCACTCATTTTCAATAAATTTTAATATAAATACACTGTTTTTATTTTACTTTAATTGGGTTTTAACTATTTATTATTAAAAATAGAAAGTTGAATCAAAACGGTATATATTGGTATAATGATATGTTTTTTTATCTATTTGGTGGTTTGATGATTTTTATAATCACTATGTTAGTTTTCTTATATTTAAAATTACAAGAAAAAATAAAAGAAAATAAACAATTACAACAACAACATATTGCAAAAATAGATATAATTAGAAAAGAACAATCAATTACGTTAGAAAACATAAGAATTGAAATGTTAAAACGTGAAGATGAAAGAAATCGACAATGGTTTGAATCAGAAAAAGAAACACTTCATGTTTTAAATGGTATTTCAATAGTGTTAGATTTATACGATAAAATGGATAAGGTTGGTAATGAGGAAATTTTAAAAAAATTAGACCAAATAATTGAAAAAATAAATGGATAATTATAAAATAAAAAATGATTTGAAAAAAATAGAAAGATTTAAAGAAGTAAATGAATCAATAAATCTTATTATAAAAAAAATGAAATATTGTTTATTTCTTAATGAAGATAAAAATATTATTCAAAGAATGGATAATATAATCATTAAATCAAATCATTAATTTTAACTATTTATATAAAATATATAATATGAGCAGAATATTACGAAAAGGTGATATTGGTTTTGGTATATTAATTGAAAATGATGCAGGATTTATAACACACGAATTAAACAATAATATACTAAATGAAGATTTTAAAATAAACCCAAATGAACCAATTTTAATTGATTGTATTTTACAAAAATGGGGAGTTAAAAATAAAAACGATAGGATTTATCCAAAAGAAGTATTAGTACCACAAGTAGAAATTTATCAGGAATTAATAAAAAACAATAGTTCTGTTTCAGAAGCAGACCATCCTGAGAGTAGCATAATTTCTTTACAAAATATATCCCATTTATTAACAAAAATGTGGTGGGGTTCTGGTGAAAACGAAAATATATTATATGGAACAATAAAATTAATAGTAAGTCCTGGTTTTTTAAAATATGGTATTGTTTCTGTTATTGGTGATAAAATTCTTTTATATTTACAAAATAAAATAAGATTGGGTATATCTAGTAGAGGTGTTGGTAGTTTAAAAGAAATAAATGGTGAAAATATTGTACAAAATGATTTTGAATTAATTGGATTTGATTTGGTGGCAACACCAAGTACCCCTGGTGCATATTTATTTCCAAAAAGACATGATGATAAAAATTTTAATGAATTTTATGTGATTGAAAAAAAACCACAACTATTCGAAAATAAAATAATAAAAACATTAGATGATTTTTTACTTTAAATAAAGTAAAAATCGTCTTTTTATCAATTAGTTTGTATTTATATTAAAATTATACTATTAGGTTGATATTTTATTGTTATGAGTGATATAAAAAAAACATCAATTCTTAAAGAAGCATTATCTGATTATGATGAAATCATGAATGCTGCTAAAATTGTTGCGAATAAAAAATTAGAAGAAGAATATTCAAAACGATTTAATGAAATTATAAATGAAGAATTAAATAAAAATAAAACAAAAGAATCCTATAAAAAAATGGATGATAATAAAGAATCTGATGAAGATGATGAAATTAATCAAAAAGAAGAATCTGTTATGAAAAAGAATGAAAAAGAAACTAAAAAAGTTAAAAAAACCACAGATGAATTAGAAAAACAAAAAGTGGTTGATGAAGATGTAAAAATTACTGATACTGTTGGTGATAGTAACCCATATGAGAAAAAAGTTAACGAAAATAACGTTTCTGAAGAAAAAAATAAAGAAATTATGGGCGATGTTGAATCTAATACACCAAATATTGCAACTAAAAAAAGCAAAGATGGTGATACATTCAAAGAAAAAACACCAAAAAAAGAAAACATCAAGGAAGAATTTGACATAACAGAATTGGATGTTAATCGAGTGGGTAATGCATTAGAATGTGCAAATGAAAGTGATGAATTTCAAATTGATGATGACGAAACATTTAGTTTAAATGATATTGAAAAAGAAATTAATGCATTAAATTCTGAAGATGAATTAGATGACTTAAATTCTGATGAAGAATTAGATGACTTAAATTCTGATGAAGAATTAGAAAATTCAGATTCTAATGAAATCAAACCAACATCTAATAATTTGAATGATAAACTATATGAATTGCGTAATCAATTAGATGAAATTATTCAAAATTTTGATTCTAATATTCAAGAAGACGATGAACTTCAAGATATTGAAATTGATGATGAATTAGATAATCAACTTCAAGATATTGAAATTGATGATGAATTAGATAATCAACTTCAAGAAATTGAAATTACTGATGATGATATCGATGCAGCACTTGCTGATAATGAAATCGATGAAACATTAGGAATGTCATATCCCAATAAAAGGGCTACAACTGGAAATATTCCTGATAAAGAATATCAAACACAAGGAAATGTTCAACGTATGCGTTTTTCTATGAGGGAATCTGAAAGAAGGATTAATGGTTTAATTAATGAGAATAAAAAACTCACAAAAAAATTAAATGAAAATAAAAAATACAAACAAACCGTATCCAAATTATTAGAACAATATAAAACCGCACTTGAAAAATATCGAAATCAATTGAAAGAAATGGCAACATTTAATACCAATTTAGCACACGTCAACAACTTATTGGTAAACGAAAATCTTGCCCTTACACAAAATGATAAAATTAATATTATCAACAACTTTAAAAAAATTGATAATATTGCTGAGTCACAGAAAAAGTATAACGAATTACTTGTAGAAATGCAAAAAAAACCAAATACTTTAACTGAAAGCATTGAAACGAAAGTGTCTGCTTCAATACAATCGTCTTCAAAGCAAAAACTTGACGAAGTTGTTGAAAAAACTGCATATGAAAATAATCAACATATCGAAAAAATTAAAAAGTTGATTAATTACGGAAGCAAAAAATAACAAAAAATAAATAAAAATTTAAAACAATGGGATTTTTAATGGAAAGTGGCGAAGTTGGTAACATTGGTATTAAACAACTTCGTGAACAAAGAGAAATTACGACAAACCGTTGGGAAAAAATTGGATTACTTGAAGGATTAGATGGCAATATTAAAGAAAATTGCGCTCAATTATTCGAAAACCAATTATCTCATATGCTTAAAGAATCTTCTGATTCTACATCAAGCGGTCAATTTGAAACAGTTGCATTCCCTGTTATTCGTAGGGTGTTTGCAAAATTATTAGCAAACGATATTGTTTCAGTACAAGCACTTAACTTACCTTTAGGTAGATTATATTTTATCAATCCAAAGGCTAGTACACGTGTACAAGATAGTACACATACAACAACACTTGGTAATATTCATACATCACCTGATGGTGCATATGGAAATGCTGCTGAAAAAACATCAACAAGTTCAACTAATTTTGAAACTCGTTCATTATACGATGCATTCTATGCAACTGAATATAATGATGAAGGTACTTCATTATTCGATTTATCAAAAGGTAGTATTGATAGTAAATCAATTACTGGTTTAACTGCTAAAGGTTATACAGCAGGAGATAAATTCGTTACTCTTGAAATCACAGGATTTACTACTGATAATGCAGGTAAATTGGTAGGTCCTGCTGGCGCACCAATGGATACCGAATCATTCCTTGCTGGATTAAAAGTAACAGCAAATAAAACTTTTACAGCACCAACTGGTTATACAAGTGAAAATATTGCAAGTGGAAATCCAATACCATTTAACGTAAAAGTTCAAAAATATGGACAGGGTATTGTGGATAAAAATGGTAAAATTGTTGTTTTACTTGATGTTCAATATCCTGGTAAAGATGGTTATCATGCATTAACCATTCCAACTGGAACTACTTATACTGCAACATATAGAACATATAGCGACCTTGAACAAGATTCAAGAATGGCAGAAGTAACATTCGTTCTTGATTATGTTACTGTAAGTGTTGAAACTCGTAAAATGAGAGCAATGTGGACACCTGAATTAGCACAAGACGTTTCTGCATTCCATAATATTGATGCTGAAGCAGAATTAACTGCATTGTTATCAGAACAAATGGCTGCTGAAATTGACCGTGAAATATTACGTGACTTAAGACGTGGTGCTGCATGGACTGCTCGTTGGGATTATAACGGATTAAGAAAAGGAACTAATACTTATTATGGTGTACAAAAAGACTGGAATCAAACGTTAATTACTAAAATTAACCAAATTTCAGCACAAATTAATAAGTCAACATTACGTGGTGGTGCATCATGGATAGTTGTATCTCCTGAAGTTTCTGCTGTTTTTGATGACTTAGAATATTTCCACGTTTCAAATGCTTCACCTGAACAAGATAAGTATAATATGGGTATTGAAAAAATTGGTACAATAGGTGGACGTTATGTTGTTTACCGTGACCCATATTCAGCACCTAATACTGTTCTTATTGGACATAAAGGAACTAGCATATTGGAAACCGGCTATATTTATGCACCATATATACCTATGCAATTAACACCTGTAATGTATAATCCATTTGATTTTACACCAATTCGTGGTATTTTAACACGTTATGCTAAGAAAATGGTTCTAAACCGTTACTATGGTAAAATCTTATGTGATGGATTAACAACATTTGGTGTTGGTGATTTATCCTAGTAGGTACTTAACTTTATTAAAGGGGGATGTTAAACACATCCCTTTTTTTATTTCCAAAATAATACTATTTTTGTAAAAATGTTTTTCTATGGAAGCACACCAACATAAAATTAGAATAAAAAAATCAAAAGAAGAAATATTAGATTTTAATTATAAAAACATTTCTTTAGATAATACAGAAATTAAATTAATTGATAAAAACACTGCAAGTAAAATTATAATAGAATATGAATGGTTAAAAACAATGCCATATATTGTTAAATATTGTTTTGGTATATATTTTAATACAGAAAATGGTCAAAAACTAGGTGGTGTTTTAGTTTTTAGTAATGATTATACAGAAAATACTGGTGTTTGGGATAAATATGGATTTACAAATAAAATTTTATTATTAAGCAGGGGTGTTTGTTTATGGTGGACACCAAAAAATACAGCATCTTTTTTTATTTCTAGGGTTTGTAAATGGTTAAAAAATAATACAAAATATAGAATAATAACAGCAACTGTTGACCCAGCAGCAGGTGAAATCGGAACAATTTATCAATCATTAAATTGGTTATATGTTGGTGTTATGTCTGGTAATTATTCCAATAATAAAGAAACAAAAAGATTTTCAGTATTAATTGATGGTAAATTAAGATATAGTAGATGGGTTAGAAATAAATTGGGTACGATGAAAAAAAATGTTATTTTAAAACACTATCCCAATGCAATATTTTTACCACAATATAGAAAACATAGATATTTTTATTTTATAGACACACCAAGAAATAATAAAAAACATAAAACATCTATAAATCATTTAATATTACCATATCCTAAAAGAAATGATGAAATTATTGGCGTTATTTATAAAATAAAAAACAAAATAAACAACAAATTATATATTGGACAAACAATTCGTTCAATAAATGAAAAAATATTAGAATATAAAAATGGTTTGGGTAATGATTATATTAATAATGCATTCAATAAGTATGGTTGGGATAATTTTGAATTTACAATAATTGATACGGCAAAAACAATTCAAGAACTAAACAATAAAGAAATTAAATATATTAGTGATTATAAATCAAACCAAAAAGAATTTGGTTATAATATTGAAGGTGGTGGTAAAAATATAATACCAACAAAAGAAACTTTAGATAAAATGTCTATTTCTCATTTAGGTATTAAACAATCTAAAGAATGGATTAATAAAAGAATTTCAAAAGCAGGTAGTAATGATGCAAAAAAATACGGTAGAAAAAAAACAAAGCAAGATAAATTAATTTTAAGTAAAAATTCTTCTAAATATTGGTTAGGTAAAAACCATACAGAAGAAACTAAACAAAAAATTAGTAAAACAAAAAAACAAATTGGATTGTCTGAAAAACAAAAAGAAATAATTTGCAAAAAGGTATTTAAAGTTAATTTAAAAACTAATGAAATTATTGAATTTGAATCAACAAAAAAGGCGAGTGTTTTTGAAAATGTTAATCAATCCACAATATCAAGATGGTGTAAAAATGAAAAAAGAGTAAATGGTTATTTATGGAAAAATTAAAATATTAGTGGTTTGAATATATAAGCAGGTTTACCTTATAAAAATTATTAATTTAACTAATATAATTTAATATCTCTTTATAATAAACATTTAGATAATATTTTTAGAGTATATTTTTAATATTTCAAGAAATTTATTTTTAATATCATTTACATTAGATTCAATTAGTTTTAAGAATTTCTCTAACTTCATCAGATGAATTCTTATATACTTCTTTTAAGGTTTTATTTGTTTCTTCCATCATTTAATTATTTTTATAATATACGATAAATAATTTAAATTGTTACAAATTATTCAACAAAGTCAATTGTTTTAAAATTTTCCAATTCTAACGATAATTTTTCATAAATATCAATCAACTCATTTAATTTTTCATGTATTTTATACATAATATTAGCAATTTGGTTAATATTTATATTTAATAAAAAGACATCATTATAAAAATCTATCCAATTATTATTTATTTTATATTGACCAATAAATGTTAAATTTTTTTCTATGGGATTAAATTTAACTAATATTCTTCTATCACTATATTTTTCAAAATTTACTTTCCATTCCATAAATTTAAAATTTTAAGAGATATCTGTCCAATTTCTATCAAAGATTAATTCATTTTTTGCTCTTGTATATGCAACATATTCTAAATTTTTTTCTTGTAAAAATTCCCAATTTTTTGTTGTTTTCATTGGTAATAAATCTGGTCTTATTATAAAGACCCTATTTGCTTCAAGACCCTTTATTTTATGTATTGTACTTAAGCAAATTCCTTGAATTTCATCACTAAAAATTAAACCAATTTTATTTTTTAAATCAACAATACTATTTGATAATTTTGCTAAAAAAAGTAATGTTGTTACTTTATCTTCTAATGTAACATAACCACTATGTTCATTTGGGTTTAAAATACCTTCCTTTTTTAATTCTTTTCTATATTTAATTAATTCTCTATCCCAAAAAAGAATTAAATTGTCAATAGATTTAATATCACCAATTAATTCAATTAACTGAACACCAATATCAGAACCTTTCACAATTGCTTTTTTTTCTTGTTCTAAAAATTCAAAAAATAATTTAATTAATGGTATTGTTGTTCTACATAAAACAAAATCACCACTTTCTGCTTCTTTTAAAACATTACCATCCCTTACAATACCATCAGGTGCATTGGGTAGTGCTTTTATATCAGGTACAATTTCTTGTGCTTTTTTTATTACATTTTTTGAACATCTGAATGACGTTGATAATGGTAGTGTTTTAGTATTTGGGAATTTACTAAACCATTCAAACGCTTTTTCATCTGCTGCATTAAATCCATATATACAATTATGTGTTAATATATTATCAGCAACATATGTTTCGTATTTATCAATTTCTAAAGAATAAACTAAACCAGAATATTTTTCATATTTTAATTCATATATTTTTTGAATGTTGTGCAAATTTGCATTTAAACTGCAAATTTGCATTAAATCTGGAATAATATTAATTGCATATATTTCTAAAAAATTTTGATTATAATCCATATTCCAATTAGAATTCCATATCGGGTAGTTTGAATTTTTATTAAAATCATTAAATATTTTATCTTTATTTGCTAAATAATAATTAGCATCTTTATATGCATAATACAAAGAATAGTACGATTTTAAAATCCAAATTTTATTAACATCACTTTTATTCTTAAAAATTTTAAAAAAATCAATCTCATTTCTTATTGTGAATATACGTATGTGTTGAGTTTCATCCATCAATTCAAACAAACACAATACAAATTGTAATTGTTTTGTTTTTTTTATTTTAACCAAACATTTATGTTCTGGTGTATATTTAGATTCACATCCTCTTGAAATTATTTTTATTAAATTTCCATTATAATACCTACAACCAATATTGTTAATTTTACTTTTAATAAAGGAATTACTTTTTCTATCGTAAGAAATAATTAAATCACCAACATTTAAATTTTCAATATCCTTTTCTGTATTATCATTCATTAATATTTTTGTTCCTTTAGGTTGACATTGATAATAATCACCAACAGATATTAATCTACCTATATATTTACCAGTAGTTTTATCTTTTTTTATTAATTTTTCTACAATTTTTATTTGACAACGATTTAAATCTTGAACTTCATCAATAAAAATATAATCTTGAGGAAACATCCAAATACTACTATCTATTGCTGGTAAATATATCATATCAATAAAATCATAATTTTTTCTATCAATTGTTGATTCTTCTAATATTTTTAATATTCTTTTAATATCTTTATTTTCTTTAATTGGTATATTATATTTTTCAGCAATATTTGGAATAAATTCTGAATTTGTTGTTAATGTTAATCTACATAAATTAACCATTTTTTTTATATTATTTAAATATAAAGAAATATCATCGTTATCATCAAATTCATCGTTTAATTTCCAATTTTTTGATTTTGATTGTATTATTTTATCAATTTTAAATTCATCGAATTGTATTTTATCACCATATTTTCTTTTAATTGCAGACGTACCTAAACCATAAGTTGTATAACATCTAACATATTCGGGTAATTTTGTTTTTAATTCTTCTTGTATGTGTTTATTGAACGCTAAAAACATAATAGATTTATCTTTAGGTAATAATTTTACTGCATCAACTATGGTTGAAGTATTGTGTGTGATTGTAAAATCACCCAATAAAAATCTACCATTACCATTTAAAGTAAATCCAAAATATAAACCTTGTGATATAATATTTTCTTTTATTTTAAAAGAAAATAAATTATTGTAATTTGTTTTTTGTTTTCTTTTATATACTAAAGGTAATATGCTAGTATTTCCATTAATGTCAATTTTCCAAAAAATGTTATTTCGAAAAGAAAATATCTTTTTCTCTTTATATATAAAACCTAAACTTTCACATAAAAATTTCAAATTAACTATTTTCCTTTTTGAAATTATTGTTAGTTTGGATGTCCTGTTTTTTTTATTATAATAAACATCAAAAATACCCGCCAAGATTTTTTTTCTATTTTCAATAGAATTTATTAGATATTTGTCTGGTATTGATAAATGAATATTCTTTTTGTTTTTATCAATATTAAAAATAATACACTTTTGAAAATCATCGGAATAAAAACCCTTTTCATATTTTTTATTTAAACAAACACTTGTTTTATTTAAAACAAAAAAAGAATTATCTTTTAACTCCAACAATTTTTCTATTATTTTTCTTGTTAACCTAAAATCGACAAATAAAAATTGTTTTATATTATTTTTTAAATTATATCCTAACCATAATCCTAATAAATATGGATTTATTTCTGTTTTATTTTCTTGAAATTCAACAATGGATTTTTTTAATTTAATATTTTTTAAATAACCATTCCATTTTTTTGAATATTTGAGTTCATTTAGTGGTGTATCTAACAAAATTTTAGAAATTTCATTGTAATGTGTAATTACATGAACATCATTACAAACCCAAGAATATCCTATTTCATTTTTTATTTTATATAGTTTACCATATCCAATATTTTTATTCAATACTTTACGAGGCGATGAATCATCACCCATTAAAAAATCACCAATTTTTATATCTTGAACCCTTTTTATTGTTCCATCATACATCAATACTGGTGTATCATATCCAAGACATTTACCTGTACCAGCATATGCTTTTATTAAAATATTTTCAGGTCTTTTTTTTGTAAATAAAAATATTCTTTCTTGTTCTTTTGTTGGTTTATTAATCATTTGTAGAAATCCAATTATTGTTTAAAATCCCATTTTTTAATTTATATGTTTTCATTTCATTAAGAACCAAAACAGTTAATCCTTCTTTTCTTTCAAAAATTTTATTGTTATAATATATATATATTTTATATCTAAATTATACAATTCTTCAATATTTTCCACCTGTATGTGATAATTTGAATTCAAAGAAAATGCAATATCTCCTTTATCTTTCATATTATTCCATAAAATTTTTGCAATTTCATCACTTATTTGTCCTAATAGTTTAATAGTATTATTCATGTGTTTAATTGCATTTTCAGAAAACTTATCATTCTTTTCAACATATATTTTTTCCAATAAATATCTTGTTAATTCTATTGCAAAAAATCTATCTTCTGGATTATTTTCATAATCATTTGATAAATCCACACAAGGTCTACCATTTTCATTTAATGTAATATCATATTCAATATTAAACATAATAAAAATAATATAATGCAAATATATATTATTAATTCTAATAAGACAACTAATTATAGCAATTTTTAGTATTTATATTAAAGAAATAAATTTAAATAATCCAATTATTAAATTATAAATATGGCACTTATATCAACAACAGAAAAAAATAAACTTTATTTAAAAGTTAAACATGTTTTAGGATATCCATTAAGACCTTTTGAAATAACTAATGAAATGATGGATTCATATCTTGAAATTGTTATTGAAGATTATTCTTCGTTAGTTAATAATTGGTTAATTAAACAACAATGGGTTAGTTTGGAAGGATTAAATAGGGAAAATAGTGATTTTTTGGCTGCATTTACTCATAAATCCAATGCATATATGAAAAGTTTTACATATGCTTATTCTAAACAATTGGGATTAGGTACAAATGCACCAGGAGCAAAAGGTTGGGAATTAAAAAGAGATTTTATTATAACTGAAGAAAACACACAACACTATTTAATACCTAAAGGTCGTGAAGTTAATGAAGTTTTATGGGAAACACCACCAATTATTGATGGTGGTCTAGTAGACCCATTTGCATTAAATGCTTGGAGTTCTGGATTAATGGGTATGTCTTATTTAGGTCGTCCTGCATTATATGTTCAACCAACATTTTCAACATTATTGGCAGCACAAGACCGTAGAATGAAACAAAGAGTATTACAATCAATTTTAACATATAGAATTACAGGATTAGAAACTGGTGAAAAATTATTACATTTATATCCAGTACCAAATGATAGATATGAAATTGCAAATAGTTGGGGAAAACATTATGCTGGTAGAAAAGTATGGTATTGGTATTATGATACAAACAATGGTAAAGATAGAGATAGATGTCTTGAAGAAAATGATGATGTCGTAAGATTACCATCAGACCCACCAACAAAAGTATTAAAATGGGAAGATATGAATGATGTTGCACAACAACAAATAAGAAATTTATTAATTGCTCAAGTGAAAATTGTTATTGGTGGTGTTAGAGGATTTTATAGTGGTGAATTGGGTGTTAGTGAAAAACAACTAACAATGGATTATCGTCATTTACTTGAAGAAGGTACAAAACTTAAAGAAGACACTGAAAGATTTATTATTGAACAATTGGATAAAATAAGTCAGGTTAATTTAACGGAAGAACGTGCGAAAATTGCAGAAAATGTTAATAGGGAACGTGGTTTTCAACCTTTACAATATCCTATTATTGTAATTTAAGTTTGAATTTCATATTCCACAATCATAAATATGATAATAATTCAATGATGACATTATTTTTCTAAACTTTTTTTTATAAATAATTATCTATTATTATAATTCTCATTACCATATCTTTCTTTTTTTGTTTTTTTCATTTTAATAACATTTTCCCTATTTTTCATTGGATTGTTTTCACCAAATTTTTTATATTTATCATTTGTATTTATATAAAAGATATTTTTTTATATGAAAAAAAGAAAACAATTTATTGACCTAGAATCAAATCGAATGGGTTTATTTATGAACAATAATTCATTTGATTTGGATATTATGTATGGTAGAAATTATTTACAAACAGATAATGCTCAAGAAATTATACTATATAAAATAAATGTTATTGAAAGTAAAACACATGACCTTTATGGTCAAGCAAAAGCAAAAGATAAAAAATATTTACCACCAGTAAGATTGTCCGTTATGGTTAATGTTGAACAAAGTAAGCAAGAATATTATGGTAATAATCAAAGCGGTATTGTTCGTGATGATACGGGTAGTTTGATTTTTGGTGTTTATTTAAAAGAATTGGAAGATAAAAAAATTGATATTGATAGGGGCGATATTGTTATGTATAACATGAGTGGTGAAAAAAATAGATTTTATGAAGTTGAAAATGCTAATAATGTTACCGATGAAACAACTAAAACAATTGGTGGATTTAAACCATATTGGAAACGTGTAACGGCAGTTCCAGTGCGTAGTGATGTTGTCGCATTATTCGAAGGTGGTGAACATGGAGAATTTAGAGTTTAATTTTATTTTTTATAAATCTTCTCCAAATAAATGAATAAAATGGTTGCCAATCGTTAAACTCAACAATACAAATCTCACCATTTTTTAATGTTTTATTTTCTTTATCATCACAATATTTATATTTTTCAACATCATTCCAATATATTCTATAAAAATCATCATCCGTTTCAAAAGAAAGCGAATGATTTAATTTTTCAATATGATTAAAATTTTTTTGAATAAAATTATCTCTACAATCTATTGCAAATAAACTATTAAATGTTGGTGATGATTTAATAAATAACGAAAAATTATTACCGTAATCTTTTCTTGCTATTAAATTTAGTGCCTTCCAATATGTTCTAGGTAATTCATAATCCCATTCTTTTTGTGTTGTGGCATATTCATATTCAATTTTACATATCAATTTCTTTTTTCTATCACCACTAATTTGTATTAATATAATATCGTTTTTATTGTATTGATTTTCACATTGAATTTCAAAAAAAAATACCACATTTAACAAAAAAAAGTGGCATGTTTTTATTCAAATAATGACACATTATAAATTCATTTTGATGATTAATTTTATAATATTCATCAACCGCATTATAATTTTTCCCCATTATTTAACAAATGTTTATTCTTAATTTTATTCAATTCTTCTGATAATATTTTGTGTTGGTCTTCTGATTGAATACCTAAATCATCACCAAATTCAATGAAAATATCAATAACAAATTTAATATATTCTTTTTCTTTATTAGATAAATAAATGCTTTTTTTTATAAAAAGAAATAATCCTATTGAAAGAAATAGAATTATTAATATTAATAAAATAATTAATATAATGCATATTATTGTCATTCATTAAATTAATTCAAATTTTAATTACTTTTTTTGGTCTTTAGATAATCCAACAAACAATTCAAAATTTATTTTAGAATGTGATTGATAATTTACCAATTCAAAATCATCAATTGTTAAATTTGTTATATCTTCAAGTGTGTTTAAATTTTTATTAATTTTCATTTTCGGTAATTCAAAGGGCTTTCTTTTTGTTTGATTTTTAATATTTTCAATATGATTAAGATAAATATGTGTACATCCACCAATCCATATAGCAACACTTGGAATCATATTACATGCTTTTGCCATTAACATTAATAATAAACTCATTGATGCTAAATTATATGGAACACCAAGCGCAACATCACATGAACGTTGATACATGTTTAAATCAAGATAAAATTTGGGTATGTTATTTGTTTCCAATAAATCTAAATTTGTTTCAAATAACATTTTTGGTAATTTTAATTCTTTTACTGCATATTTAATGCGTTCTTTTTTCGTTAATGGTCTTACAATAAAATGATAAAGTAAATGACAAGGTGGTAATGCCATGTTATTAAAATCAGATTTATTCCAAGCATTTATAATATGATAACGACTATATGGATTATTTTTTAAACCATCAATAACATCTTTAACTTGGTCAATACCATTTTGATTTCTCCATTGATAACCATAAACTTTATCCAAATCACCATATGTATATGTTACATATCTTTCATATGGATGTTCTTTAGTTGGGTTTGGGTTATTAACTTTTGTTTTTTTTCCTCTTTTTACATTATCAATAAATTCATCAAAAGATATTATAGGTGCGCCTAATTTAACATATTTATCATTATACCACCTATAGGCATCATCATTCCATATGTTAACATTATTATTAACTAAATATTTAATATTGGTATCACCACGTAAAAACCATAATAATTCATGTACAATACCCTTCCAATACATTTTTTTTGTTGTTAGTAATGGAAATCCGTTTTTCAAATCCATTTTTATAGAACTTTTTGAAATTTCTAAAGTGTTTGGCATATTAGCCCTACCACTTTCTTTTTCAACACCATTTTTTAAAATATTATTAACTAAATTTATATATTGTTTCATGCTTTTATTTTTTTTGTTTTATGTTTTTATTTACCCGTACTACCAAAACCACCCCTATCTTTTGAATTTAATTTATCAACTTCAATAAATTCAATTTTATTATCAAAAATCCATTTAAGTTTAGCCCACCAAGGTGCTTTCATTGTAGGTCTTATTTCAAACTGACAAATTCTATCACCAGTTGATATTTTTGTTGACCTTAATGCAATAGCACTAAATTTCCAAATATCGTTATTACCCGAATAACCATCCGTGTGTTTATCAGGACCGTCAACCACTCCGTAATGATTTCCTTGAATTACACCGAATTTAGAAAAAGTTCCACTTCTAGGAACAACACTACCCTGATAATATTTTGGTAATTTCATTGATACTCCCAATGGTATTAATGCATGTTCAAATTCATTTAATTCAATATCAATTGATGATTTTAAATCAAACCAATTACCATGTGATTCAATTTTACAATTAGGATTATGATATTTGATTAAAATTTTCATAATTTTATTTATCTTTTGTTTTATAACCTTTAAGAAAAAACATTTTAAATGGAATAAAAGACTTAATAAAATTATTATTTTTTTCAAAAAATTCACTTCTTTGAAATATTGTTATTATTACAATAAGATAATAAACAAATAAAATAATTATAATTCCAAAAATAATTAAACTTATCATGGCTTTATTTTTTTTTTTTATTAAATTAAATATTAAAAAATTATTCACTTCCCTTATTTTATTGTTTGTTTATTTGTTTTTATTCAAATCTTCCATCTTTTTCATAACATCCAATCCCATGCTAACACCAATCATATCCATTGGATTTGCACCACCTTTACCTTCATTTCCCACAATAATCATTGTTGGTACTTTAATTTTAGCAAGTTCAGTTGCAACACCAACTTTTGTTTTATATTCCCATTCAACACGTTCTTGTGGTGTAAGTCCTGCGGAAACCTTAAGTCTTGCTGCTTCTGCTTCACCTTGACCCTTTGAAATTAATGCTTTACGTTCTTCTTCTGCTTCTTTTGCCTTAAACATTGCTACTTTATATGCTTTTTCTGCATTAAGTTCTGCGACTTCTTTTTCTTTCTGTGCAATTGTCACTTGTTTAATTTTATCAACTTCTTGGTCTGCTTTTTCTTTAGCAATTCGTGTTTCACCTTTGGCTTTTTCTGTAATAGCATCTTGTTGTGCTTTTTGTGCATCCTTTCTTGAATCAATTAATGCTATTAATTTATCATCAAAATCCATATCCTTAATATTAAATTGTGGTAAAGTGATATCATATTTACCAAGCAACGATTCTTTCATTATTATAGGTTTTCCTGTAGTATCTCTATTTACACTATAATGTTTAATTTCTTGATTTTGACCTGCTGAATTTGTAATAAATTCACTTCTTACTTTAGATTCATATAAACCAAATAATGCTTGTTCTTTCGATAATCGAATAAATTCAGAACGTTTATTGGAATATGCTTCTTCAGCAGACATTAATGTGGCAGTATTTTTTAATGCTTCCGTAATTTGTTGTTTAATCATATACTGAAGATTAGAATTATTACCATATTTAATATGAAGTTCAATTTGAATTTCTGGAACTAATGGTATTTCATATAAACCAACAAAATCAATATCGGCATAACCATTCGGAAATAGTACACGTTCAGGTTTAATTTCTCTATTAGTAAGACTTTTATCACCCTTTTCTTTACTTAATATTACATCATCAGTAATTCGATATGTAGTAATTTTTCCAAAATTTTGCATATAAGTACCAGGTGTATTTCTAACACTCAACTTACCACTAATTAATGATTGTTTAACTTGATAATATCCTGCATTGTTTGTTTCAAATAGTTTAAAAATTGCAATAAGAATTAATGCAGAAATTACAACAAGTGATGTAATCATCATAATTGAACGAGATTTCATAGCGTTCATTTTTGTTTGATTTTCATTTCTTCTTTCCATTTCTTTATAATTTTAATAGTTAAAAATTTTTTGTTAAATTATCTAAATTATTAAAAATTTCATTTATTTTATTTTCAGTAATATCTTCATTATTTAAACGTTCAAAATATTCATTATCAATATCTTCATTAAACTTTATCAGTTCATCTATCTTTGATAATGCAAATTTTGCTTGTGTACCATTGTCTATTATAATTTTTCTATCTTTAAATTTTGAATCACTTGATGGTAATTTATAATTTTCTTCATCGGAATAAAATTCAAGTATTTTCTTAACTAAAAGAAATAAATTATCATATTGTTCAATTGTGATATTATTCATCATCCAAAATTTGATTATTTTTTTTCCATTCTGAAATTATTTTTTTTATTTCATCAATTTCATTGGGATATAGTTTATACTCTTTATATGTTGGATATTTTTCATTATTTCTTATATTACTATGAAAATATTTTCCTTGGGATTCTGCATTTTCAAAATCATCATAAATTTCTTGGGTTATGTTTAAATATGAATATGTATTTCCTTTATTAAAGACAATATAAAGTTTTTCACTTTTGGGAAAATATGTACTTTTTAATATATTTTGTGAATTATATATTGCATCAACATATCCAATTTCATTATTTTCTATATGTACCTTTTTTTCAACTAACATGTTTTATTTTTTTTATACAAAGATATTTTTAATTTTATAAAAAACAAAATTTCAAAAAAATTTACATTAATATTATATAAATCCAATAAACATATAACCATTATTAATAAAAAAATAAGTATTTATAAAAAAAACTAATAATGGCACTTCCAAAAAAAAATAAAACAAAACTTGATATTCGACCACCAAAAATTGGTAGTGAATACCTTAAATATGGTATGGATAGAATTGAAGAATTGATGAATGCTACCGATATTAAAACGAATTATTTACCAAGAACAATTCTTTTAGAAGATATGGATAGGGGTATATTTAACCATATCAATTCAAAAAATCTTAAAATTGTGATTGATGGTAAAATAGTTCCCACATTCTATTTGGATAATGACAGATGGGGTGAATATAGTAAAACTTGGAAGTTTGTTGACGATGATAAAAACGTACCAACACCATATGTAACCATTAGAAGAATTAATAAAGAAATTGGTACTAGATTGGGTAATAAATATTTAGTGCCACAACTTCGTAAATTTAAGTATATGGATGTTCCAATACTTGATGAAGGAGAAGTAATCTATTTAAGATTTAAAATGCCAGAACCCGTTAATGTTGATTTAACATATGAAGTTGTTTTATTCACCAAATATCGTGTTGATGTTAATCAGTATGATGAACAGGTGTTAAGAAATTTTGCATCACGTCAAGACTATATCCATATTAATGGTAATCCTTTACCTTTACTTTTTGAAGGATTTACTGAATCAAACCCAATTGAAAATATTGATGGTGATAGATATTTTGTTTCTAAATACACATTAAAACTATTGGGCTATATTCGTGATGAAAAGGATTATGAAATTGTAAAAACCACAAGAAAACCAAGATTTACAACAACAATTATATAATACACTATTGTTCATTAGTATATGTTCCAGTATTAGGATTAAATTTATTCCCACCTTCTGGATATTTTTGTTGAATATAGTTAGTTTTATTAAATGTATTATTAATTTTATCAACATATTGTGATTTTGGTAATTCATAGGCTTTAAATTCAGATAAAATTGGTGGTTGTGGTTTAAAGTACCATGTTTTTTCTTTTTTATTAAAAATAACATCAAAATACATTATTTCTTCAGTATTATTAATCAACTGATTATTATATTTTGCATAATTATAAAATAATGATAAAATACCCGTTTCTGCATTATAGAAACTTAACTTTAAAAAACAACCAAATTCGTTTTTTTCTTGTTTATTTATATATGATATTGGAACATCAAAAAAAGATAGTTGTGTATCTTTTGTTGTTGTTATTATATATTTCGGTTTATTATCATTAGCATAGTCAATAAATTTTGTGAAATATGTTCTAAAAATTTTATTTTGTGTGTTGGAATTAAAACTATCATAAAAATCAAATATAAAAAAACTATTTTGAATAAATTTTGTTTTATTATTTTCAAAAGGAAATTCGTTGTAGTGTGATGTTTTACCTTTGAAATAAAAATAAAATATTTGAGAACCACCAACATTAGATTTTTTAAATCTACAGACTTCTTCATCAATAATTGGATTAATTAAAGAATTACCTACATTTTCAACTAAATTATTCAATGAATTAATAATAATATCATTTTTAGAATTTAATTGAAAATTTATATTTAAATCTTTTCCTGAAAATTTTAATCTTTTTTTATTTATAAGCATGGTTTTCCAATATCATCTAAATTATTTTTTGGTTTAATTGAAGTAATTTCACCGTTTTTTGTATACCAAAGTTCATCAAATATATTTTTTGTTGTAATATCATTTAAATCGGGTGTAACTGAAAATATTGTTGGTGTAAAAATATAATGATTATCATTTAAAAACGGATGGTCTACACCAATATTCGTTAATGGTTCAAAATAACCTTCTGGTAAAATTTCTCTCCAAATATATGTATTATTATTCAAAATATCAATTGCATGTTTTGGTATTTGTTCAATATTTTCATATATACTATCATTAGAACTAATACTATAAACATCACTGCTTAAATATCTTAATCTTATCGGTATAAATGGATTATATTTCCAAACTAATCTTATTTTTAAATTATCTTCATTATAATGAAAAGTATATATATTGAATTTTTGTTCTAACAATAATTCTTGATTATAATTTTTTTTATCATATTTAACAATATCAGAAATATATTCATTTTCATTATTAGTAACATAATCACCAATTGATAATAATTTACTGTTTAAAATTTTCATTTCATATTCATCATCTTCTTCATCATACATCCAAGTGCAAAATTTTAACAATTCTGAATCATTATTACCATTATTTGATTCTATATATTTAGCATATAAATATAATTCAGTTATTGGGTATTCATCATCTTTTGCAAAATCAGAAAGTTTAATTGTTTTATCAATATCCCAATAATAAATTTGTTCGTTATATACATTTTTTGAAAAACCAGCATTATGAATAGTAAAATCGTTAGGCGTTGCTAATACTTTAAATTTTCTTTTAATATTTTGAGAATCATTGTATAATTCAATTTTTATATAGTCTAAATAAACTTTTAGGGAATTACCTTTTACTATAATAACTATTTTACGTATAGGATTTTCATTGTCAATATCACAAGTATATGTTTTTTCACCATCTTCTGTAAGAGAAACATTAAAATCTTTATAATTATCATCATCAAATTTTAATAAAACCCTAAAACTATCATTTTCAACATTACCATATACAGTTGTTTTAGTTTTAAAAACCAAAGTACCATAGGATTCTATTATGTTTTTTGTCATTTGAATCGTACCATTTTGTAACATACCACTAGGATGTACTATTAATTCTGCTTGATTTGCTAATGTTTGTGACATATAAGAATCTCCCTTAACAATAACATCCCATCCTCTTGGATAATCCGTTGGTTCTGATATTACCCAATCATCAAAATTTTCATCAATTAATATTTTTGGCTGTTCTTCTACTTCATCTAAATTTAATTCTGGTTTAACTAAATAAAAATCAAATGAATTTAAAATATTTTTAGAATTATTTTCACTTGGTTTAAAAAAATCCTTTAATTCATTATAACCAAATTTGAGGTTATTTAATAGCGAAATCCATTCAAATTTACCATAAAATCTATAATTATCACTATTTTCTCTTTCTTTTATATATTGTTCACTAGAACTAATAGTTTTATGAACATCATATTCAACAATTTCAGATATTTCATTCGTTAATGATATATTATCATGCAAATCAGTATTTGTAGAATCTATATTTTTTTTATCACCCAATAATATTTTTACCTGTTTATCCATAAAACACTTTCTGTTTATATAAATAGTTATTAAAATAATATAATATTTTGTAACATTTTTTTACTATTTTCGTATCACTAAATAAACTAACAAAAAAATATTTAAAGCCATGAAAAAACTAATTTATTTTATGATGATTGCAATAGTTGTAGCAACCAGTTGTAAAAAAGAAGAAATCGTTGAACCCGAACCACCAAAACCAATTCCCATTATTAGTTTTGAAGAACTAATTGGTTACTGGACTACAATTAAATGGGAATATGATGGTAATACATATACGGAATGTGATGATGTTAAATTCCTTATGTGGCTTAATGATAAAGGTGCAATACTTTTAGAAATTGAATTTAATAATGACTATCCTTGGACGGATGATAATGGTGTACCTTGGGGCTATGGTTTATTTCATGATATGTGTGGTGGTAATTGGGGTAGTCAAAATTATTATTTTATAGATATTGAAAAAAATCAAATTATTTTTGCTGACCATCTTAGTCTTGAAATTCGTGTATTATTTCAAGTATTGGAATACAACAAAGAAGAACAAATACTGAAATTTGAATTAACTAAAACTAAACCTAGTATGAGTTTTATTAATTCAATTTATACAATGAAAAAACTGTAAATGTTTAGCATTAAGTTCAAACTCACCACTACTATCAATAGTGGTGAGTTTGGATTATTCAATTTAGTCTTTATATAATTATAATTAGTAGAATTATAAAAATTTATGATTTTTTATAGAATGAAAAGTATTTATTAAAAAATATAATTATTAACGTTTCATTTTAAACAAAATAATATAAAATTAGAACATTGTAAATATTTACAAAAATTTAAAAATTTTTATGAAAATAATAATAAGAATATTTTTATATTTTCAACATATTTGGAAATTATTTATTGGTTTTCTATCAAAGAAAAAAATTCATAGTAATAATCCACAACTTAGTAGATTGATGGAATCAAATTTAAGTTTTAAAGAGTTAGAAATTAAAAGAAAAAAATTAATAAACAAAAAACTAAAGTTGTGTGCTGAATTAAACGCATTTAAATACAATAAAATGGAACGTGGAATAGATTATAATATTTTAGACTTCAACGAAAAGAACGATAAAATTTCTCAAATAAATTCTTTGTTGAAAGGCATAGAAGTTAAATTAAGAAAAATTGGTTATGTTTATGAATATATAAAAGAAATAGTTGCAAAGAATGAATTTAACGAAAAAATATTATTGAAAAATAGGTGTGAAATTATACTTGAAAAAAAATATGAATTACCATTAAATCAAGAAGATTTCATTGAAATATTTAAACTTTTAGATTTGAATGATGATGAAAATTTAATATCAATAAGACATATTAAATCTATTAATAGTTAATGGATTTAACATACCTATTATTGGCAGTAATAAATTTGAAATAAAAAATATTACTTAATAATATTAATTTAATGTTTGATATTGATGATGAAATTGAAATAAAAAAATATTAAAATGAAAAGAATAAAAAATTTTATAAATGTTAAAATATTACCATATTTAAGAAGTGGATATGGTTATTACTATTACCTTTGTTTTAAGAATTTTATAATAAAACTCATAAAACCAAAGAAAATAATAGCCATTAAATGGAGAATTACTATTGATGAAGAATTTAAATACGTCACGTATGTTGAAAAATGTTTAATTACAAGGTATATAGGAAGAATAAGAAACAATATACTATTTGATAATAAAGACACTTTTCATTTTAAATTTAATAATATACCCACAGCACCATCATCAATATATGAAAAGGATGTAATTAATCCAGAAATCAAACCCCAAAACGATTTTTATTTTGTTGAAAAAAACTGTTTGATTGAATATATAGTGGATGAATTTAATGATAATTCAATTGTTTTTCATTCTGAAAATTTCACACATTTCAAGATTGGTAATTCAGAATGGATACCCATTGAAAATATTGACTATAGGTATGGTGGATTATGTTTATTTTCGTTTGAACATAAATTATTTGCAATTATTGAAACTGATTTAATTTCAGAAGTAAGTAAAAATGAAATTGGTAATTTAATAGAAAAAGATTTAAAGGAATTAACACTTTCTTTTCAAAAAATTAAACAAAAAATATAAAAATTTAAATAATTATTAAACATAAAGAAATTAATTTGTATGGAATTGAATATTTTTTAGTACCAAAATCCACCAAATATGATATTATAAAAACCTAACCAAAGAATATTGAATCCTCACATGGTCTTTGGAAAATCTTTGAAGAACCAAAAAGAGTTAAAAAAACACAAATTATAATTAATGTTTTAGAAAATCATTTAATGTTAAGAACATCTGCCACAAATTTTATACAATCAGATTCCCCCAACCCTTTATAAAAATAAAAATCTGAGTCGGGTTGGTTTGTGGGAATACCATATAATTTTCCACCATTTAATGGGCAAGCAACACCACCCCATGATGGTGAGTTTACACCGTTACGATAATAACCCAATTCATTAACATCGATATTAAAAACATCATCAATATATTTAAATCCCTTTTTCTCTATACTATTAAAACTTTTAATATGGTTTTCTGGTACTTCAATAAAATCAGTCCAGTGTAAATTGGGTCGTATAAATCTTTTGGTATTGATATCATTTGCTGCAATTGGATAACTATTATCATTAATCGATTGAACTTCACCGCTAATTTCTGTATCATAACTAAAACATGTGTTAATTCTTAACCCACCAAATTCAGCACTTCTAACATATCCCATTTGTGGAAGATAAATAGAAAAATTTAGCCAATTTGCACCAAAAATTTTTTTATTATCATCAGTAAAACCATTACTCGGAAAATCATCTGTAGTTTTAATAACACCAACAGTAAAAAACGGGTCTTTTTTTAATCTATTAATTTTATCATCTATTTCAAATCCATTACTAAATACTGCCGATTCTGTTCCTTTTTTATTATAAACAACACCGTTAAATTTTGAAACGCTATAAATTTTATTTGATTTAAATGTAAAATGACTATTTCTCCATTGAGATGTATTTACAGTTTGATAATTAGTGGTATGTTGTGGTATTTTAATTCTTGTTCTGAATAAAGTAACCGAACGTGTTTCATTTCCAATAACATTTTCAAGTCTTAGATTAGGTGTGGATAAATCATCTTCAGTAATTTCTAATGTTATAAATCCTTTAAATTCGGTATATATACCACCTTGTGTTAAATCGCTTACTTCAATAAGAGTTCCTTCTTCATTATGTATCATTTTTTTTCTGTTACAATTAACAATAAAAATAAAATCACCATTCCTTTTATGTGTTGTATATTCAGATGGATTTAATAATATCATTTTTTTATAAAGATTATTTATTTCTGTAGAATTGGTTGTATTAATTTCATTATCTGTTACATTATTAGGATAATAATATATTTTTTCGGTTATATTACCAATTCTCTTATTTTGTATATTAATACTATTATATTGGTCATTTACTCTATATAATTGACCAATACCAAATTTTTTAAAATAATTACCATTTTCATCCTTATTTTGATAATTATTAGCCCATCTTGATTCATAGTCATCAGTAAAAGCACTACCAAAAATAGTAAATTGACCACTAATTGTTGCTTTAATTTTAAAATCCTGTCTGGTTATTCCAATTTCAAAATTTTCTTTATCACCCCAGAATGGTATTATATCCACATTAATTTCTTGTGTTTCTATATGTGGTAAATCATCCAAATTTGAACTTTCTTTTATTTTTGTGTTATTATCAGTAAAAAGATTAGGAGAATATCCTAAATTTACTACCATTGCAGCAGGTGTCATTGAAAATTCACCAATATCTGTAATATCAACACTCATATGTACTGTTTGCGTTCCTGTTGGTACACCAAAAATCATATAATCACCTGATTTGTTGGTAACAGCAGTATATTTATAATATTTTTTATATACATTAAATAAAACTTCGTTGGTTACTAGTTCTGGTTTTATTGGGAATGAACCAAATGGTTGTTTTGGTTTATAAATATTTTTTTCTTGGTCTAATTCAGAAACACGTGGTAATAGATTATATCGTTTACCTTCATTATTTAAATCTCTAGGCGTTTCATAAGGATAAATGCTATAAATTTCATCATTATTTTTATCTTCTTCATTGAGTGGTATAAATATACTAATTTTTGCATTAGGAATTCCAACATTATCGTTTGCAATAACCCTTCCCACTAAAATACCATAATCAGAATTAAAATTTTTATAAGCATCTTCTGTTTTAAATTTTAATGACATAAATTCCAAAGTTTTAACTTTTTGTTCAAGTTTAACTTTTATAAATTTATCATTATTTGATGGGTCGTTAATATTAAAAAAAATTCGTTGTGATTTATTCATAATTAAAATTTTTTATAAATACGAATTACAAAAATAACTAAAATATTAAAAATTTTCAAATTATTATTTTAGGGTTTTTTCATAAAAAAATTTAAAATTTTAATAAAAAATCAAAAATTTTAAAAAAAAGTAATAAAAAATAAAAAATAACTCAAAATTGTTGTTTTATTATAAAGAATTACAATACTATAATAATACTATTAAATCTTCTTTTCGATTATTTTTTAGTATTTATTGAAAAAGAACATAAAATAGAAAAATAATAAATAATATAGTAAAGTAATAAAAAATATGGGAAATTTTGTATTCACATCTCCAGGTGTAAAATTTAAAGAACGTGATTTAACTTTTGTGACACGTAATGTAGGAATAACAACATTGGGTTTAGTTGGCGAAACTATGAAAGGACCTGCTTTTGAACCTGTTTATATTGAAGATAAACAACAATTTAAGGAAATATTTGGAAACCAATCAACCAAAAGAATGGATGGTAATTTACAATACCAATTACCCTATGTTGCTAATGCATATTTAAACGAATCAAATCAACTATGGGTTACCAGAGTATTGGGTTTAAGTGGTTATGATGCGGGAAATGCTTGGATGTTAACATTAAGTGCTGGATTAGACCCTGATAGTATTAATATTGTATCAACAATTACTGATAATACAAGTTTAACTGATAATACTTATTATGGTCATAATATCTATTTTAATGGACAAACTGGTACAATAAAAAGTGGTTATACAAAAAATAATATTAATAACACATTTTCACAAACCGTATATGATTATTATGTTGAAGATTATCAAGAAGGTGGTGATTCTGGTATTCTATATACTGCAACCACTTACACAGGTAAATCATACATCAACTATGAAAATATGGTATTGGCAATAATTAGAAGTAATGGTGATTCTAAAATTCCTATTAATGAACCACAAAAAACAAAATTTTATACAAAAAATCTTAAAATAAAGAATAATAAAACATTATTTGATATTGGTGATTTATATGGAAGATTTGATATTGAAGTTGTGTTTGAAGAAAATGGTATAGATAAAACTGAAACATATACGGTTTCATTAAATCCTGATGATGCTAGTTTTCTACCAAATGTTATTGGTAATAAACCAAAAAGTAAAAAAACAAAAATTTGGGTACAAGAAGTATATCCTGAATTGATGAAAAAACTAAAAACAGATGATTTAGGATATGGTATTAATACTCAAGTAATAACAGGTAGTTCAACTAATTTTACTGATAGTTTTAATTCTCAATTTCGAACACCAGAAACCCCTTGGGTAGTATCACAAGTTAAGGGTAATGTAGTTGATAGATTATTTAAATTTATCAGTATTAGTGATGGTAATGCTGCTAATGAAGAAATAAAAATTTCAATTGAAAATATAGACCCAACAAGTTTAACATTTGATGTAATAATTCGTAGTTTTTATGATACTGATGATAATGTTAATATTCTTAAATCATTCATTAAATGTAGTATGATTAAAGAATCAAACAACTATATTGGTAAAAAAATTGGTACTATTGATGGTGAATATCAATTAAAAAATAATTATATTATGGTTGAAATTGCTGATAATATTTCTGATGGAGTATTTCCTGCTGGATTTGAAGGGTATTATTTAAATGATTATAGCACAAAATCAACAGGGGATAATACAACAACAGGTATTTCACCAACAATATTTTATAAAAGGTCATATTTAGTAAGAGAAGATGTAAAAAAAGCATATTTAGGTATTTCAGAAAAAGGATATGGTACAAACAATGGATTTAATCAAAATATGTTTAACTATAATGGTTATTTTGAATCAAGTCCATATGTTACTGGATTTACTAAATCTAAAGGATTTCATATGGATATAACTGCTACTGCCATAACCAATACTTCATTTGTTGGTGAATTTGATTGTGGTATGGATGTTTTTCAAACATATAAAGACATTGATAATCCTAACAATAAATATAATAATATTAAAACAAGAAAATTTACTTTAGTTCCCGCAGGTGGATTTGATGGTTGGGATGTTCATCGTATTTCACGTTCTAATACTGATGGATATCAACAAGGTGGCATATATAGTGGTTATCCGAACAATCCTTTATTTCCACCAACAAATGATTTTCAAGCATGGCAAATGGCAATAGATACTTTTGCTAATCCTGAAGAAGTTACCATAAATTTATTTGCAACTCCTGGTATTAATTGGGCTGACCATCAATTATTAGTAAAAGATACAATTGAAATGATTGAAGAAAAAAGAGCAGATAGTTTATATGTTATTGATTCTCCTGATATCGGAATTGAATTTAGTGTCGGTAATAGTCGTAATGCAGATGTTGATAATGCTGAATCTTATAAAGAAGCATTAGATTTAACAGAAATAGATAGTAGTTATTCTTGTACTTATGCTCCTTGGATTCAAATTCAAGACACACAAAATATTTCTGATATTTACATTCCACCAACTGGTGAAGTTTTACGTGCAATGGCATATACTGATAAGGTTAATTTTCCTTGGTATGCCCCTGCTGGTTTAAATCGTGGTGCAATTAATGCAAAACAACCAAAATATAAATTAAGTCTTGAAGCACGTGATATTCTTTATAGTGGAAGAATTAATCCAATTGCATATTTTTCAGACGTTGGTACTGCAATTTTTGGTCAAAAAACATTAAAGAAAAAAGAAGGTGCGTTAGATAGAATTAATGTTCGTAGATTACTTCTTCGAATTAAAGTTTTAATTTCTAACATTGCTGTTAGATTATTATTTGAACAAAACGACCAAGATGTTATTAACGAATTCTTGGCTAAAGCAAATCCTGCTTTAGCAGCAATAAAAAGAGAAAGAGGTTTATATGATTTTAAAATAAAAATGGATGATACTAATAATACCCCAGAAACACGTGATAGAAATGAACTATATGGTGAAATATTTTTAAAACCAACACGTACTCTTGAATATATTGGTATTACATTTACAATTACACCTTCAGGTGCATCTTTCGAAGAATAAAAAAATAAAAGTTTACAAAAAAAGACCTCAAATGTGAGGTCTTTTTTATTTAAAAAAATAAAAACTGATAATTTTAATAATAAGACTATTTATATATAAATAATTAATTAAAATATTAATATAGATATGGGAAAAAAATATAAAAAACAATCTGATTTAGAACACAAATTTAATTCAGACATTAACTATAATGATAAAATTGAAATTAATCAAGAAATTCCTGAAAATGAATATAGTATGGAAGAAAATATAAAAAACGATAATTTTTCAGAAATAGAATATATAGAAAATGAAACAATTGAAAAAGAAAATGAAATAATTGTCGAAAAACCAAAAAAATCCATTGCTGATTTAAGTAAATCTGAATATAGACAATATTTAAGAACAGGTATAATTCCAGAATAAAAAAAGAGAATTAAAACTATTTATAAAAAAAATAAATTTGAATTAATTAAATATATATGATATGGGTGATATGTTAATAAAAGTGCCAATGCAACACGAACCAAAAAGAAAAAATAGATATTTTGCTCATTTTGGTACTGATATTGGTATTGAAACTTGGGCAATTCGTAAATTTAAAAGACCTTCAATGAAAATAAATAAAATTGAAATACCATACATGAATGAACAGAATTATGTTGCGGGTAGATATACATGGGATTCGGTTAATGTTACTTTTCTTGACCCAATCGGTCCTTCTTCCTCACAAATTCTCATGGAATGGGTTCGTTTACATGCAGAATCCATAACTGGTCGTATGGGTTATGCTGCTGGTTATAAAAAAACCATAACATTAGAATCGTTAGACCCAACGGGTATTGCTATTGAAAAATGGACACTTGAAGATTGTCAAATTATTAGTATTGATTTTGGTGATAATGATTATAGTAGTGATGACCTAACTGAAATTTCATTAGAATTACAACCTTGGAGATGTATTCTTAATATGTAAATATTATTTATTCTTAAGTTTAAAAGCAATTATATTTAATTATATAATTGCTTTTTTTAATTAATAACAATATTTTTTTGAAGCATTGGTTCAAATTGTAGTTCTTCCAACATTCTAATTATTTCTGTTTTTTCTGCTGGTAATGCAGAATATCCATGAATATGATTAATTAAAACATTTCTAAATATTTCTAAAATTTCTAATAACACATCACCACGAACTAAAGGATGTGTATTATCAAATATTCTTTTTCTATCTTCAAATTTTAATTTTGTTGTTTTTAAATTTGGATTACCATCATGTGAAATTAAAGCAATTTTATCACTGGTCATGATAATATTACTTTGATATTCATCTTTTTTTTCTATATTTGGTTCAAAAACTAAACTAATTTGTGCTGGATTTTTTATGTTTAATTTTAAAGGATTATCATTTTCATGTTTTCCTGCACGTATATGAACTTCATTTAATCTTAATATAACATCAGTATTAACACGACCAATAATTGCAACATCTGTTTTTGTAGGGTAAATACCTTCAGCATCTGGATATGTAGATGGTGCTTTTTCAGGTGCTAATCCCATTTCTTTATCAATATTAGACCTTGCACTAAAAATATAATCACCACCAATTTTATGTGGTTGTGATATAATACTACCTAACCAAAATCTACCTTTTTGATTAAAACTAATATCTTCAATGAATACCCTAACCGTTTCATTAATTTTTGGATATACATGAAAAAATTTTGGTAATAAGGGATAACACCACGATAAATTTTCAGGATTATCTTTATCTATTTGACTATCTAAATCTGGAATATATACTTTAATTCTCATACCATCAGTCTTATCATCAATATCTAAAACAGTACCATAAAAAATTGTTCTTTGTGGTACTATTGTAGATGGTGATTTTCTTAATGGATTACTAGTATGTGTTATTTTATTTATATAACTATCTAACATATTATTATCTTTTATCTAATTCTTCGTGTATTAAACTATTTAATGTTTTTAAATCTTCTAAAATTTTTAAATTTTCGTTTATTTTATTTTGTAATTCTTCAACCGTCAATAAATCTTTAATAATTTCTTGTTTAAGTGATTCGTGTTCACTTCTAATATCATTACTATATTTTAGTAATTCTATTTGTGTATAATCTGTTAAATCCATATTTTTATTGTATTATACCATATCCTTTTGTTATCGTAATTGTTGAACCATATACTGAAACAGGACCTGCTGGTGATATTCCCGCAGCAGATAATGTTATTCCTGGTGGTATAGCAACACTAATAATTGCATCAGTTTGAAGTGCTTTAATTATTTCTTCAACTCTAATTTTTTCCATAATTTCATCAGGATTTGCATTGCCATTTGGTAATACACCAATTGGTAATCCTGCTTCACTTTTTCTTTTAATAATTTCATGTGCAATTTTACTTGCAGATAAACCACCACGTTGTGGAACACCAACCAAAATTAATGGTGTTGGTATTGGTGGTGGACTTCCAATTGATGATAATTTTAAAATTTTAGTAAAACCACCAATAATAGAATCAATATTGGTATAATCAATATTCATTATATTTATTTTAATGTTTTTAATTTTTTTACATTAACCCATTTCCAACCCAATATTAATCTTGTTAATATTTTTCTAACTAAATTAGGTTTAGAAGTTGTAGCCATTTGTGTACCATTAACATTACCATCAATTAAATACACACCAACTATTTGTTTATTAACTTTTTGGTCTATAATCATAATATTTTAGATTTTATTGTTGAAACTAATGACATAAGACTATTTTCCCAAGATTCTAATCTTTCTTTCATTCGTTCTTTTATTTCTGGTTTAATTAATTTAACTAAATATTTAACAACTAAAGCAAAAATAAATGCACCTACAATAAGCATAATTTCTTTTTTCATACAAAAAATAATTCTTTTCCATTTTTTTAAATCATCTTTTGCTTTTTCTAACATAACTTCACCATTATTAACAATAGCACTATATATTGCCATTAACATTCTTACTTGTGGTGCTGTTGTAACTGCTTCTAATAATTTAAGAATAATTGTTTTTATAAATTTAACAAAAAAACCGTCCTTAAAACTTCTTTTATCGGAATCATCAGAAGTATTTATGCTATTTTCCATTATATCACTAACAATATTACCAACTTCATTAGGATTTTTATTAGAATCATTTATATCCACCATCATTTTTTGTAATGATTCCATTGGTAATTCACCATAATATACTTCGTATTCAATTTCTTCAGGTATAAAACCTTGAACTATTTTACAATTAATATCATAAGTTACTAAACCATTAGAAATTTGTTCCGCTTCTAAATCTAAATCAGGATAATTTTCTATATTAACATCATATGGATTATCTTCATCATTTAAAACATTTTCTAATATTTTTTCAGTTAAAAGTTCATCTAAAACCTCTTCTTTTGTTTTATTTTGTGATTTAGATAATGTTCCAAATAATTTATCCATTGCATTGCCAACAATTTCATCTGAATTTATTATATTTGTATTATCAATAAAATTATTAAAATAATCACCAACATTTACATCTATAGGCTTTAATAAAAAACTATCATTATCAGGATTATAATTTACTAATGTATTGTGACAAGGAATATTTGAACTTGGATTATTAATGGCATTTCTTAACATTCTATCACCATTATTATTCGAATCACCATACAATAAATTTCCACCCTTTTCTTCATCTGTTGGCAATACTTTTAATTTTTTTTTACTATCGAGAGTTTTTACCTTAACATTTACATCAAATTCTGGTAATGAGTTATCGGCATTTGATTGAACAAATTGTTTTTTTAATCCACTTTTTAATTGAGATTCTGAATTATTTAATATATCAACAAGAAAAGAACCAATTAAAAATTTTAATGCTTCAGTTCCTGCAATTGCTTTTAATACATCCAACATAAATGAAATAGAATCTTTAGAATTATTAACAGAAGAATAACTATCTTTTACTTCTGGTTTATTTCCAGATTTAGAAGAAAATGCTTTAATGTCTGAAAAGACATTTCTTTTATTGTTAATTCTACTCATTACTTTCTTTTCTTTTACGTTCTATTTCTTTTGCAACAAATGATAATAATTCATTTCTTCTTGCATCAGTAACATCACCCTTTTCTTCATCATCAGAAGATGTTTTTTCGGTTTTTTTCTCAAAAACAACTTCTTTAAGATATTTAAGTAACATTATTTTTTGGTCTTGATTTTTTGCTTCAGCAGCAATAAGTTTAACAATTTGGTCACCAATAGCAGCAACTTCTCCATTGTCTTTTACTTTTAATTCCCATTTAGTAAATAATCTAGTGATTTTTGCTTTAATATTATGGGATTCATTATATATTTCTTGAAGTAGTTTATTAACACTTTCTTCATCAAATTTTAATTCTTTACGTTTAGGTCTTGCCATAATTATTAGTTTTAGTACATATAAATAGTAATAATTAAAATTTATTAATCATCATATATTTCTTTTTTTTCAAAAAAATAAATATCTTTAAATGGTTTTATTCCCATTCTTATTTCTTTTGTGTTTAATCCTGTTTGTTCTTTTAAAAATAATAGAATTTTATTTTTTGTAAATTTATTTGTTATTTTTTTATTATAATTACCTTCTGGTGTTTCTTCCATAAATAATTCTTGCCAATTTGATAAAATATTTATTATAGCATCCCCAACAATAATTTCATTTTTTTTTAAATTTTTATCGTTTTCTAATTTATTTTGAATTTTTTTTATAATATTATTAATTAATATTTCTAATTTATTAAGATAATCAATATCCATTTCATAAATATAGTCATTTTCTTTATTAATTTCTTCTATATATTCATCGTAGCATAAATTAACCATCTTATCGTTATATGTTTTTTTACTATGGTCTTTATAGTAATTACGAACAATTGTTTGACAATAACTATATGCTTTAGAACAGAAAATTCTATATTTAATATTTTCATTATTATTTTTTAACGAAAGTAATTTTTCATCAGCATTTTTTTTATATAAGAATCTATAACCATCACCCAATTTAATCCATTTTTCATCATGATAAAATTCAATAATATATGGTTTATATTTAACCATTTGGTCAATCATATGGCTAAGAGCATTTGATTCAATTTCTTCCATTTCATAATTACCAATATGTATTGGATATCTTCTTAATATTGACTGTATCATTTTTCTAAATGGTTCTATTAAAATCTCATTATAAATTCTATTTTTTTCTTCTTTAGAATTTGATTTAATATAATTTATAACAGCCCTTTCTTCTTTTTCACCAAAATATTGATTAGTTTCTTCTTTTTCCATTCAATAAAAAACATTAAAAATAATATGATATTTTCACATATTTTTCATATTCATTTTTTATTATATATTTATATTTAAATAAATTTATAAATAAAAATGTTTATTTTTCTTGAAGTTTACTTATATCAATTTCTCTATCTGTAGTGAAATTAGACTCTTTAAACGCAGTTTCAAACCAAAATTTTCGTTCATCCATTGGCATATTTTTTAAATATCCATCAAATAAACTACCTTCACGATTAATTAAATGTCTATATCCGATTTTTGGTATTGCAAATATTTTAGATGCATTATTTAATGCTCTAAGAATAAATTCATACATAAAAGTTAGTTTTATGTTTCTTTTATATCTACCCAAATTAATAAATTCAGATTTTTTTATTGCAGCACCACTTAATTTAAAATCAGTATATTGTTTTATTGAATTTAAATTCAAATATCCCAATTCACCATTTTCACCAACAAATTGTTGTGACCAAACCATTTCATTAGTTAATTTAATACCTTTATTTTCATTTGTTACTTCAATCATCATTATTAAAAAAATATCAATGTTGGGATATGCTTTTACATATTCATTAATATTTTTTAAATACGTTAACCCCAATTCGTCATCAAATTCAAGAACAGTAAAATAATCAGTATTAACACTATCAACAGCAAGATTTACCTGAGATTGATAATCAGTATTTCCATTATTTTTTATTAGTTTAAAATTATAATTAAAATATTTTTCTTTAATAAAATTATTAATTTCATTTTCTATTGTTGATGAATAAACAATTAAAACGTCTGGTTTTTCAACTTCTTGTTGATTTATAATTGATTCAATCGCTTTATTTAAATATGTTGAAATATTATCATTAAATTCATGTATTGGAATTATTATTGATGTACTATTCATTTTCTTTAGTATTTTCATTATTGTTATTTTTATTAGATTCTAATGCGGATTTAAATAAATTAATTCTTTCGTTTACATATCCACTATAAATCTCAACCAATTCTTTTTCAGAATTATCTTGATTGTATTTTGATGCAATCTTATCCATATTATCATAAATTTCTTTAGATATATTATCATCTAAAAATTTGACTAATGTATCTGCAATTAAAATTGGTAAATCATAATAATTATTAGTCCAAACGCCACAATTATCAATTGCTTTTATTGGTTTATCACCATCTTCACTTCTTTCAACCATATATTCAGGAATAATATCTGGTTTTAAACAAATAGGAACAACGCCTGATTTCATACATTCAAGAGGAAATGTACCAAAACTTGAGATTCTATCAATCCAAACAGCAGCAAAATTTTCACTCAATCTTTTTGCAAAATCAACCCTACGCATTTGTTGTGGTGGTTTACTTTTAGTTAACATTGGGTCAAAAGTAATCCAATTAAATTCAGGGTATTTAAGAAAAAACAATTTAACTAATTTACTAATTTCATTTGGATTTCTACCAATAATTGATACTACTGGTTTTTTTGGTCTTTCTGTTTTTTCAAAATAATCAGGAATTCCTATTGTATATGATTTAGTTTTATATTTTTTTCCAAAATATAATTCAATAAATTCCTCAAGTGTTTTTGAAGTAGTAATAATATTATTAATACCAAACATTTCCCAATTTATACCTGGTATTAAACTATTTAACATATAATCAATAGATTGTAAAAATCCTATTCTTAAACAAGGTAAATTTTTAGTATGTTCCATGATATTTGAATAAACTTCAGGAATTATCATAATATCTTCAGGACCGACACTTAATTTATTATTTTCATCCATTGATAAATGTTTAATATCGGTTAATTCACTCTCAATCCAATTAGGTTTTACATAATCATTTTTTTCTGTGAATATAATTACATCATATCCCATTCTTTTTACAACAGTGGCATGAAAATATAACTCATATATACTTGCTACTGGTGATTGTGATTCGGGTATACAAAAAATAAATTTAGATTTTTTATTTTCTAAATTATTTAAAGAAATTTTAATTTTTTCAAATTTTTCTTTTTCAACATCTTCAATTGATTTTTCAATATTTTTATCCATTTTCATTTTTTTTATATTTTATTATTTTTTCAAAATCCTTATTTTCTATTAATTCTGCTATTTGTAAAATTTCCATTGAATATGAATTAAACTTTTCATTATATGGTCTTTTTACTTTTATTAGTTTTTTAAACCAAGGTGTTCCTAATTTTAATATTTCTGGGTCTGTTGTTATTAAAATATCAATATTATTCCACATTTCAATAGATTTTTTTACAAATCGAATGTTTTCAAATCTACTTTTAATTTTACTTAAAAAGAATAATGTGGGTGGTATACTAAATCTATTTTCAACAGAAAATAATGTAAAATTAACAGTATCACAATATTTATCATAAAATTTATTACCATCAACATCCATATTTCTATACATCATCGGTGCTGAACCATGTATTTCAAATAAGTAATCTTCATACATGAATCTATTATAAACTTCTTTTGATGTTAATTTTATTTTATTCTCCTTTTTAAATAATAAAAAATCAGCAGGTGCTTCATTTTTATCATTCAATTGATATTCTAATGGACTTATATTTTCTGGAATATCTTCTGGCTCTTTAAGTTCTTTAATTATTTCTTCAACATCATTAAATTTATAATTATTAAAGAAATCATAAACATATTCCTGTTCTTTTGGAACACCATCTAAACCAAATTCTTCAACATAATACTTATCAAATTGTAACCATTTCGCCCTTAATATTTCATCAATATCAATTCCAACATTTTTTTTATTTATTTTCATTTTCTAATTCATTTATTTGATAATTAAGTAAATTATTTAATTTTTTCATCATTTCATTATGTTCTTTAATTAATGCTTCTTCAGTAACATATCTCGGATTAATACATTCAATTTTAGTATCAATTGTATTTGTTGGTATAACTATTATTTCACCTTCAAATCTTTCAGGTGTAATTTTTTTTGTAACTTTTTTTACAAAATCTTCAATATCTGCTAATCTAATATTAGCAACACCAACATAAATAACTAAAATCATATTACTCATTTTTAATTAATATTTTTCTATATATATAATACGTTTTTTTTATAAAAATCTTGAAATTTTTATAATTTTATTTTTTTGTAGTATTTATAAAAAAAATAATGGTTATTTATAAAAATTTATAAAAATGTCTGAAGAAAAAAATTTTTCTCAAAAAAAGGGTATTTCTGACCTTCTAAAAAAATATAGAAGTCAAAAAGATAATGTTGAAAATGAAAATACAAATCAAATCAACATTCCAAAACCACAAGAAAATACACCTAATTTACAACAATTTAATCATGAAGAATTTGAAAAAGCCATGTCTAAAGAAACCGACCCAGATTTAATTACAACTTATGAAATTGTTAAATTACCATCTAAAGGTTTATTTTATAAAAATGGTCTTTCTGAAATAAATGTCGAATATATGACATCAAAAGATGAAGATTTATTAACTACTTCATCATTAATTGAAAGTGGTGTTGTTTTAGACTTACTATTGAAAAGAAAAATAAAAACACCAAATGTTAATTCAGAAGATTTATTACCAGGTGACCGTAATGCAATTTTACTGTTTTTACGTATAACAAGTTATGGTTCTGATTATACTGTTCAAGTAACTGACCCAAGAACAGGTGTTCCATTTAAAACAACAGTTGATTTAACAAAACTTAAATATAAAAAAATTGAAGAAAAACCAAACGATAATGGTTTGTTTAGTGTTGATTTACCAATGCGTAAAAAAAATGTACTTTTTAAACTATTAACTGTTGGTGAAGATACAAGAATATATAAAACTGCTGAATCTTTAAAAGAAGCAAAAAATGAAGAATTTAGTCAGTATTCTACCATGAGATTAGTTGCAAGTATTGTATCAATAGATGGTAATACTAATAAAACATATATTAGTAAGTTTGTTGATGCAATGCCAGCATTGGATGCATACGCAATTCGTAAAAAAATGTTGGATGTTAGTCCTGATGTTGATATGGATTATGTCTTTACTGCTAAAGATGGATATACTTTCAATGCTAATTTAACAATTGGTTTAGATTTTTTTTTCCCAAGCATCTAGCGGAAGATTATAAAAAAATGGTAAATGAAGAAATTTATGTTCTTACTAAACACGCTAAATTTCAAAGCGAATATATTGAAAATATACCCGTTTATCGAAGAAGATATTTTTTATATCTGTTTGAAAAAGAAATGGAAGAATTAAAAAAACTACAAGAAAAAGAAATCAAAAAAAGACCAAGATTTTAAAATTTTGGTCTTTTTTTATTTATAATAATCGTAATTTAAAATTTTATTAAAATTTACCAATAACTATTTATAGTAAAATATTATCACTATGAGCAAAATGTCACCTGAAGAAGTTAGAAAAACATTTGAAGAATATCAAAAATTAAATAAAGAACTTCAAAAATCAAGAAAATCTTTAATTAATCTTGGTGATTATGAACGTGCTAGAGCAATTACTGTTGAAATTATTGCAAATAATGAAAAAATTGTAAATCAATTAAAAAATAATACTAAAGGTTTAACAGACGAACAATTAAAACAATACAATAAATTAATTGATGTTCAAAAAGAATTAAATAACGAACTTGATAATGAATATAAAAGAAGAAAACATATTATAAGTTCATTAAAACATAGTTTTGATTTATTAGTAAGTGGTTATAAATATTTACAACAACAGGATAAAATCATAAAAAATACCATTCTTAATCTAGGAATGAGTGGGAACAAAGCAGAATTAATGCGAGGTTCTTTTGAAAGAAGTGCAATGTTTGTTGCTAGATTGGGTGGTAATCTTGAAGTTATTCAAACCATGATGACTGGATTTGCCGATGAAACAGGTAGGTCACGTGCATTAACATCAGATATGGTTAAGGATATTACTGTTATTGGTAAAGGTACTGGTCTTGGAATTGAACAGGCAACTAAACTTTCAGCACAATTTGAAGCAATTGGTATTAATACAAAAGGTGCTTTAGATTATGTTCAGGGTGTTGTTGATACTTCTGAAAGAATGGGTGTTAATACCACAAAAGTATTAAAAAATATTACTGATAATTTTAAAAAACTACAAACCTTCCATTTTCAACAGGGTGTTAGAGGTTTTAGAGAAATGGCAGAATATGCTGAAAAATTTAAAGTTGATATTTCCGATGCATTAAATTCTGCTGAAATTGCAAGAACACTTGAAGGGGCTATTGGTATGGTAGCAAATTTACAGGTAATGGGTGGTGAATTTGCTAAATTGGATATGTTTGAAACACTATATTTTGCACGTAATGACCCTGCTAAACTTCAAGCAAAAATTGGGGAAATGACAAAGGGTATTGTTACACTTCGTAAAAATAGTGATGGTACTTTTGAAAAATTTATTAGTCCTGCTGACCGTGATAGGCTTGCTGCTGCTGGTAAAGCATTGGGTATTACTACGGATAAAATGACAGAAATGGCATTAAGAGCATTTGATATCGGAAAAATGTCACAGGAATTATCTGGTATGGGTTTAACAAATGAACAAAAACAACTAATTGAAGGTGCTGCATTTTTTAATCAACAAACTGGTAAATTTCAAGTTCAACTTGGTGAAGATATGAAAAATATCAGTGAATTAACAATACAACAGGCTAAATCTTTTGCACAAGAACAAAAACTATTAAAAGACCGTGCAAAAGAAGCAATGACTTTTGATGAAACATTTAAAGCAACAATAGAAATGTTAAAAGCAGGATTATTACCATTATTAAATAATATAAATAAAGCATTGTTATGGATAAGTAAGTATTCAGATAAATTATTTGAAGGAAAGGGTATTGTTATTGCTGCTACCACATTATTTGCTGGTGCTAAATTATTTTTTCTTTCTTCAAAACTTCTTAATAGAGCATTTGATAATTACATATCATATAATAAATTAAGTTTTAGAAATTTAGCAGCAACTAATTCTGGTGGTCTTTCTAGTCTTTTTAGTAAAAGTGTTGGTATTGGTGATTCATTAACACCAACAACAGGAAAAGGAAGTAGTGGTTTAGCAGATATGAGAAGGGGTATTGGTGCTGGTGCTGAAGCAAAGGGTATTGGAATGAAAAGACTTGGTACTGGTATTGGTGCTGGTGCTGAAGCAAAGGGTATTGGAATGAAAAGACTTGGTACTGGTGCAGGTATTGGTGCTGCTGCTTTAGGAATTGGTGGCGGTGTTGCACTTGCTGCTGTTGGTATTAGTAAACTTGCCGATTCTATGAGCAAATTGGATGAAAAACAATTATCTGTTTTAAAAGGAATTGCCATGACATTAGCCATTTCGTTTCCTGCTGCTGCTCTTGGTATTGCTATTGCAGGTGCTGCTGGTAAACTTGCTGCTCCAGGATTATATGCACTTAGTGTTGCTGCTTTAGGAATAGGTGCTGCTGTTGGTATTGCTGCTGTTGGAATAGGAATTATGGCAAAAGGAATTGGTGAAATGATTGAAAAAAGTAAAGGTGCTGGTGATGCAATGCTTAGTGTTGGACTTGGTGTTAGTGCATTATCATTAGCAATGATGGGTTTTACAGCAGGTGCTTTAGGTTTGGGAGTATTTGCATTAACAATGAAAACAATAGCAAAACATGCCGATGCTGTTGAAAAGGTAGGTAATGCTTTTGGTAATATAAAAGCAGTAATGTCTGGAACAAAAGAAGATTTTGAAGCCGTTGAAAGTGCAGTTAAATTAATTTCAAGTGTGAATACAAATAAAGGTAGTGTATTTGCTGAACTTGCAGCATTATTAAAAACACCTTTAAAAGTAGAATTTGAAAAAAATACAATACCTATTCAAACTGATGTAACGCTTGAAGTTGATGGTGAAAAATTAATGAATAAATCATTTACGAATAGAATTGCTGTTCAAAAATCAAATGATGCTAAACTTGGTAAGGTAAATTAAAAAATAATTTAATAAAAATAAAAACAATAAAAATTTGCAAATGTCAAAAATTTTTTATAACTTTGCCAAGATTTTTATTTTCAATGTAAAAACAATAAAAAGGTAATATTTATTTATTTCAAATAAAAGTAAATAAAAATTCTATTCAAAATCTTTTTTCGTTTCTACGAAACAAAATCAAAGTTATAATGTTTATAATTAAATTCTACGAATTTAACAAAAAACTTAGATGAAGGGCATATTATATTCAAAAATTTAAAATTTTTTTCATTTAAAAAAATCTTACCATTATAATTCATAATTTAAAAATTAAAAATTATTAACACACCTCAATAAAGGAATTGGTTTAATTCAAAATTAAATTTTTCGAAAAAGAATATATTTTCCCAATGTAAAGATAATACATATAAAACAATTTAACAAGTATTTATTAAAAATATATAGGATTATATACCAATGGATATTAATTTACCTGAAAATAGTTCAAATTTAATAAGAAAAGATTATATTATTTATAATGATATAAATTATACTCTTGAAGAATTTCTTAATGTAATTTTAAATTTAAATAATTTTGACAATAAAAATAATATCCATTATGGTGATGGTGTTTATACTTTTGATGAATTTATAAATTTTATATTATATAGAAATCTTAAAGAAAATAGATATAGTTTTGATTTAGATTATAAAGATTATGCTACATCAAGTGCTGGAAATTTATTTAGATTTAATAATGATACTAAATTAGGTAATTTTGGAAATGCACTTCTTGATGTTATACCTCAATATAATTCATTAAATTTATCAAATACTTTAATTGGTCGTGGAATTGATTTTGGATTATTTGGTAACATAACACCATTGGAAAGTATTGGTAGTGTTATGTTAGGTAAACAAATGACATTTAATGCTGTATCACAAGCAGCACGTACTACTGCCGATTATCTACCAAGTATTAATATTCAAAATTTATTTACGAATGAACCAATTTTTAGTAAACCTGCTGATTATAGTATTACTAAATTAAATATTACTGGTTTTGATTTTGTTGATAATTTATTATCACCATCATTTTATAAATCACAACGTATTGATAGTAATTATGAACATATTATAAACGAAAATGAAATTGTTGATTATACAGGTAAAGGTCAATTAAATGAATTGTTTAGACAACTAAATTTTAATTTTTATAAATTTAATTCGTTATATGAATATCGTGTTAAATATAATATAAAAGGACAAAAAGATTTAATTGATGAATTGAAAGGAAAAAGATTTGATTTTTTTTATAATCCATATTCAATATTATATGGTTCTGATATGATTAAAACATATTCAGATAAATTACCTGAAACATATGCTGGTGCAGAAGAATATGTTTCAGATATTCATGATATATCATTTTTTTATGGTAAAACAACTAATCAAGAGTTAACAGAAATTCCTAAAGATTTTATAACTAATTATGATTCTGAAGATGATATTCAAAATAACTTAATTTGGGGTAAGGATGGTGTTGGACAAATTGTACATTTTAATTTAGATAATTCAAGGGATAAATATACAAAAGAATTAATTAATAATAATATTGAAAATTTCAAAATTAAAAGAGGTTTACTTGAATATACTAAAAATTTATTAAACGTATCATCTGGTTTTTATGTTGATATGACCAAAAAAATATATAGAGATTTAAATAAAAGAAGAATATATGGATTTAATGGTTCTCCTGTATGGGAAAAAGAATTAACAAAATATTCATCAAAAAATTTTAAAGGTAGAAAAGAAGGTATTCGTCAGCATAATGCATTGGATAAATATGATAAATTTGTAAAGGCAATTAGGTTTGATGGTAATATAGCATATAATAAGAGTGGTAATAATAAAGATTCTGTAATATATAATTCAGTAATGCCAAAAATACATCCAATTAGAGATGATAAAGGAAATGTTGATAATAAAAACATGATGTTTAGCATTGAAAATCTTGCTGTTACTGCTGTTAAGGATGAATTAAATAATATTGGTTATATTGATGATGAAGATGGTTCTCAAATACCGATAAGTGAGGTAGGACCGTTCAACGGTCGTATTATGTGGTTTCCACCATACGGAATTGAACTTAATGAAACTTCAACAGCAAAATTTGACTCTACTGTTATGGTGGGTAGAAATGAACCAATATATACATATATGAATTCAGAAAGAAGTGCAACACTTTCTTTTGTTCTCCTTATTGACCATCCACCTCATTTAATTAACTATATGGGTGAAGAAGAATATAAAAAGAAAATTGCTAATTTCTTTGCTTTTGGGGGTGATGATTATTATGAAGATAGTGTTAGTATTAGTGATTTAACAAAAAGAATTGAAGATATAAAACAAGAAATAGATAATATAAAAAAAGATAATTTAATTAATTCTGGTGAAATAGTTGCTGATGGATTAAATTTAGAAAATTTACCTTCAATTTATTTTCCAAATGATTATCCAAAAGAAGGTGGGGTTTCAAATGTTATTGATTATATATATAATAATAAATATGAAATAAGTAATAAAAATTCTACAATAGAGGGTGATGAAGGTAGTTCAGGATTAAATGACAATATATATGTTTTAAGTGCAGATACATCACAATATAATGCAATTAATGAAAATTGTTTATTGAATAAGACATTAAAAGAAGTTTATGTTGATAATAATAATAAAAAGGTTATTGGTATTAAACTTGAAGGTTATGCATCAAGACATGGTGATAATATAGATGGTTATAATACAATTTTGGTTGAAAGAAGACTTGAAGCAGCAAAAATTTTTATTTTAAAAAGATTAAATGCATTATTTCCTAATAATGATTTTGTTGATGAAGATATTTTTATTGAAATAGTAAATAAAGGTTCTAATTATAGTGATGATGTAGATGATAAAAATATTAATGAAGTAAAAGGTGATAGAAGGGTTGAATTAAGTTTTGTTCATAATGGAAAAACAATATCTGAAGATGGTACTGTTAGTGACAATCAATATGAATTAGAAATAAAAGAATTAGAAAAAGAATTAGAAAATTTATATACAACATTATATAGAGCAAGAAATAGAAAGGATAATATATTTACAGAAAGAACAAAAGAAGATAAAGCGATTTTTGATAATTTTGAATCAATAAAAACGAATCATTATAAACCCATGTATCATTCTCAAACACCAGAGGATTTTCATAAAAGATTAACGTTTTTACAGCAATGTACTAGACAAGGTTCTTCAGTTAGAAATAGAAATATAAAAGATAAAGATAATTTAACATCAAAAAATTCAGTTTTTGGTAAGCAACCAATATGTATTTTAAGGGTTGGTGATTTCTTTTATACAAAGGTAATTATTAATAATGTTACTGTTGATTACAACGATACAACATGGGATATGAATCCTGAAGGATTTGGTATGCAACCAATGATTGCAAAGGTTACATTACAAATGAATGTATTGGGTGGTCAATCACTGTCAGGACCTATCGATGCACTTCAAAATGCTGTATCGTATAACTATTATGCCAATTCAACTTTTACTAATACAGGGATTTATAAAAAGGCAAGTAGAATTGCAAGGGAACAACAAGCATATTTTAAAGAAATAAAAAAGGATATTATTGATAATATGAAAAGTAGATATAACGAATTAAAAACAAATAATAATTTATCATAAATTTTATTATTATGCCAAAATTAGATTATAATAGATATGCCATATTAAAAAAGCCTGATGGTTCAATTGAACCCATGCCTTTTGTTGATTTACCTGTTAATACTAGTGATAAGTATATTTTTTGGAGTAGTGGTAGTGATAGGTTAGATAAATTATCACAAAAATATTATAATAATCCTTTTTACGATTTTTTAATATTATATGCCAATAATGAATATACAAATGAATTTGATATTCCTGATAATGCATTGATTAGAATACCATTCCCATTAGAGAGGGCAATTTATGATTATGAATTAATTTTAAAAAATCATATGCAACAATTTATTTGATAATTTAATTTATTTATATTAATATTGCAAAATATTAAATTTTTTATAAATGAAAAATAATATTGTTGTTGTTTTTTCATCCCATTTATCTGAAGAAGAAAATCAGAAATTTATTAAACATATTAACAATACCATTGGTAAAGTTAAACATGATGTAATTTGCTATTCAAATTTTAATCAGTATAGTCTTACTGAAATTTATAATAAAGCGATTAAAGAACATTATAAAAAGGATTCTATATTTGTTGTTTGTCATAATGATATTATTATAGGTACGAGAGATTGGGGTAAATTATTGCTTTTTAAATTTAATCAAACAAATTTTGATATTATTGGTGTTGCAGGTAGTACCTATTTACCTGAATCCTGTGTATGGTGGGAAGATAGAACAAAAATGGTTGGTATTGTTGACCATACGGATGGATATTCTATTTGGACAAGTGAATATTCTAAAGAAAAAAAGGGTGTGATTACACCAGTTGTTTTGGTTGATGGTCTTTTTATTTCTTTTAATCCCGATACGATTGTACATAGATTTGATGAAGAATTTAAAGGGTTTCATCTTTATGATTTATCATTTTGTATTCCAAATTGGCTTGATGGTTGTGATATTGGTGTAACAACAGATATTAGAATATTACATAAATCAATTGGTGAAACAAATCAACAATGGGATGAAAATAGAAAACAATTAGCGGAAAAATATTATGATGAATTACCAATAACAATATTACCAGAATATAATGATTTAATTGTTAATTTATTAACAGAGCCAAAAGTAACAGTAATTATTCCAACAAAAAATAATTTAAAGTATATTAAAAATAATATTTATTCTTGGAATAATGTTGTTAATTATGATAATTATGAAATAATTATTGCTGATACGGGTAGTGATGAAAGTGTAATTAAGGAATATGATTCATTTCTTTCAAATAAAATTAAATTAATAAAATATAATTATTATAATTTTGCTAAAATAAATAATGATGTAGTAAAAAATCATACATCTAATGATACAGAATTAATACTATTTTGTAATGATGATATAAAATTATTAAATGATAGTCTTAGTAGATGTATTGAAATTTATAATCAAAATAAAGATACTGTTGGTACTATTGGTATTAGATTACATTATGGGGATGGTAGTATTCAACATAATGGGATTTTAATGTATAAAGAAAATAATATTTTAAGACTTACACATAAAGATATTAGAAAAACTGAAAATTATTTTACTGGTATTAATTACGATTCATTGGGAAATACTGGTGGGTTTATGTTAATTAAAAAAGATTTATTTTTAAAATATGGTGGGTTTAATGAAAACTATATTGAATGTTTGGAAGATGTTGAATTAAATATTAAATGTAAATACGATGGATTAAAAAATATTACAGTTAGTGATGCTGTTGCAATTCATTATGAATCTATAAGTAGAAATAAAATTTTGGGTGGTAATGAAAGATTTATGGTTGATTATAATAGATTGATGAATTTTGTAAACGATTTTGAAAATAAAGAAAGAGAAATTAAAAGAAATAAAGAAAATAAAAATCCAATTATTAATATTATAACAAGAACACACGATAGACCTAAACATTTTAAAATATGTAGAGATTCAATTTTAAATCAAACATATAAAAATATTAATCATATTGTTGGTAGTGATATTGATTGTGATTATTGTGATGATTATATTAAATTAGAATTACAAGAAGTTCAACCAAAACCAGATAATTTGGCATCATATCCTGCACCTTGGAATTTACACATAAATGTTTTACATAACTATGTAAAAGAAGGTTGGATTATGTATTTAGATGATGATGATATGTTTATTAATGAAAATTCTTTAAGTATAATAGTGAATCATATTGAAAATGAAGATGAATTATTGCTTTGGAGAGTAAACATTAATGGAAGAATAGTTCCAGATGATAATGGTTTTGGAAAAATTATTGCAGGGAATATATCTGGTATTGGTTTTATGTTTCATTCGAAATATTTACCAATTGATTGGGTGTCTTGGAATTTTGGTGATTATAGGGCTATTAAACAATTAGAAAATAAAAAATTAAAACAGAAATGGATTAACCAAGTGTTAACAAAAACACAAGGTGTTCCAAATTTAGGAAAAAAACCAAATGATTATGAATAGTAAAGTAGATATTTACATTGCATCTTTATGGCGACAAGGACATGTTGTAAATACAGTAAATTCAATATTGCTTAATCCAGAAGCGGAAAAAATTACTATATCATGTAATTTGTATACTGATGAACAATGGGGATATGTTAATAATGAGTTGAGAAATTCAAAAATTAAATTACATAGAACAAACAATGAAAAATGTAGTAATGAAAAATTAAAATATATAAATAACGGTAATAGCCCATATATTGCGTTAATTGATGATGATTTAATTTATCCTTCGGATTATTTAAAAAAATTAATTGATGGTTGTGAAAAATATCAAGGACACGTATCATTACATGGGGTAATATTAAATCCAAGACCAATTAGGTCATATTATCATAATAGAATAGTATATAGAGGTTTAGGAAATGTGAATGAAGATGTTAAAGTAGATATTATTGGTAGTGGAACATTATTATTTAAACGTGAATGGTATGATGATTTGGATGAATGGTATGATAGGTGTAGTAATGTATCAATGGATGATATTTATGTTAGTTTTTTTGCAAGAAGTAAAAACATTCCAAGATATGTTTTAGCACATAAAGAAGGATATTTAAAACATAAAGAAATAAAAAAAGAAGATAATTATGTTTTTGATAAATATGTAAATAATGATAAGGTACAAACAGATTTTATAAATATTTATTTTTAATATAATTAACATGCCTTTTGAAAGTAAAAAATATTGGATTGATAGGTATGCAACACATGGTGGTAATTCTGGTGTTGGTTCTTATGGAATATATGCCGAATATAAAGCAAATATTATAAATAAATTTTTTATTGATTATAATATTGAAACTGTTTTGGAATTGGGATGTGGTGATGGTAATCAATTATCTTATTTAAAACCAAAAAAATACTATGATTATGATATTAGTGATTTTGTAATTAGTAAAAATAAAAAAAGATTTAATGGCTCTAATTATTTTTTTACTACAAATTTAGATGAATTGAAATCAAAAAAATTTGATGTGGTTTTATCTTTGGATGTTATTTACCATTTAATAGAAGATAATAATTATTATGAATATATGAAAAATTTATTTTTCTTTTCTAAAAAATATGTAATTATATATTCAACAAATAATAATAATAATTGGTTGTCTGAACATTGTAAAAATAGAATTTTTATGAATGATATTTCAAATAATTTTAAATTAATTAATAAAATTGATAATCCATTAAAAGGAGAAAATACACAATCTGATTTTTATTTTTTTAAAAATGAAAAGAACGAGATATAACATAAAAAAACAAATAAAGAAAAAGATTAATAATACTATAACTAAGAAAAATATAGTAATAAATAATCTAAATAAAAAAAATAACATTAATTTAAATTCTGATAAAATATATGAAAATAAAAAATCAGAATCAAAATATAATTTTCCTAATATTGTTGAAAATAAAAAAATAGAATCGAAAAACGATATTATTAACATAATTGAAAATAAAATAAAAAACTATGATTTGATTGATAATTTAAATCCAAAAATATTATTTTTAATTTCAAATTATGAAAGAGAAGAAATGTTAAAACAATTAATTTCAGAAATTAAAACAATAAATGCGGATTATATTATATTTGATGATGTATCATCATATAAAATTGATGACCCGAATGTGATTATTAATGATTATCATAGAGGAAAGGGTGATTATTGGAAAACTTTTGATGATATGTTTAAATATTGCAAGGAAAATTATTATGATATATATGTTTTTACACCTAATGATTTTTTAAATTATAAATTTGATAAAATTATAACATATGGTGTTAATTTAAGAAATTATGAATATATATTTAATATTATAAATGATGGTAGAAAATCTTGTTGGGTTGGTATTGAAGAAAAAATTTTAAATAATAAAATAAAATTATCGTTTTTTACTGATTGTGGATTTTTTACTAATTATAAAACACTTAGTTTATTAGAATTTAAAATGAATAAAATTAATTTAAAACCCATTCCAAATCGAGGGTCTTTTGTTGGAGAACAACTTACAAGAAGATTGGTAAACCTAAAAGTGCCAATATTTACACCTATTAAAAGTTTTGCATATCATGGTGACCATGAATCATTAATGAATCCTGAAGTTAGAAAAATTCATAAAATAATTTCATTATAAAAAGAATGAATATGAAAAATAATGTTGTTATAAAAAATTTTAAATATGATAATTTTCAATATTCATTTAAAGGAGTTGAAAATGAACATATTTTTAAACAAATACCTTGGTATGAACAAGAATTATTAGAATATATTAGTAATTTAAATTTAAATGGTGTTTATGTTGATGTTGGTGGTAATATAGGAAATCATTCATTATTTTTTGCCAATCATTGTAATTCAACAAAATTATATATATTTGAACCAGAAAATTTTTGTTTTAACATTTTAAATGAGAATTTATCAAAAAATTCAAAAAAACAATATGTTTTAAGAAATATTGTTTTATGGAACAAAAAAGATGAATTAAATTTAATTAAATATGAAACATATCAAAATACTGGAATATCGAAAGTAATTGAAAAAAATAAAAACAATGACAATTTATTATTTATAATTTCAAATACATTGGATGATGAAATTTCATTAAATGAAAATGTTGTGTTGATTAAAATAGATACTGAAGGTGCTGAAAGAAAAATACTTGATGGTGGTATAAATTTAATAAAAAACAAATTACCTGTTATTATTTGTGAAGCAGCAACAAGTGAAGAATTTAAAGAAATTGATGATTTTTTAAAACCTTTGGGATATAAAACACCCACAAGAAGATTTAATGCAACACCAACATATATTTGGGTTTGTTAAACTATATTTATTATGTAAAAAAATAATATTATGGATAAAGTATTAGTTATTGGTGATAGTTGTATTGATGAATTTCAATATGGTGTTTGTGAAAGAATTAGTCCTGAAGCACCAGTGCCTATTTTTAAGAGTTTGTATGGTGTTCAATCTAGTGGTATGGCAAGTAATGTTAAAAATAATTTAGAAGGTTTAGGTATTTCGTGTGATATAATTACAAATACTATGGTAAAACCACATAAATTAAGATTTGTTGATAAAAAAACAAATCAAATGTTACTTAGGGTTGATGGTTATGATAGGATTGTTGAAAAAGCAGAAGAATATTTAGTTAATATTAATTTTAATGATTATGATGCTATTGTAATTTCAGATTATGATAAAGGTTTTCTTACTGAAAATACTATAACAAATATAACAAATAAACACAAATTAGTTTTTTTAGATAGCAAAAAAAAGTTTGGAAAATGGGCAGATGGTATAGAATTCATAAAAGTTAATGAAAATGAGTTTAATAATAATTCAAAGTATTTAATTGATGATTTTAAGGGTGAATTAATTATTACCTTGGGGGATGAAGGTGCTAGACATAATGATGTTTTATATCATGTTGAACAACAATATGCTATTATTAATTTAGCGGGTGCTGGTGATACTTTTTTTGCAGGTTTTGTGGCAAATTATTTAGAATTTGGAAATATTCCAAAAGCAATTAATTTTGCAAATAAATGTGCTTCTTGGGTTGTTTCCCAAAAAGGTGTTGGTGTTATAAATAAAAGTAATATATGATAAAAATTTTAAACATAAATGATTTGGATTTTGAATCTATTGTTGAGAAAAAATGGGGTCGTGAAATAATACTACATAATGATGAAAATTATTGTGGTAAAATACTTCAATTTAAATCTGGTTCTAAATTTAGTATGCATTACCATTTAAAAAAAGAAGAAACCTTTTATGTAAATAAAGGAAAATTAATATTAAATTATATTGATACTAATGATGCTACTGAATATTCAAGAGAACTTAATATTGGTGATGTTATTCATATTGAACAGGGTGACCCACATCAAATAATAGCATTGGAAGATAGTGAAATTATTGAAATATCAACACAACATTTTGATTTTGATAGTTATAGAATAAGAAAGGGTGATAGTCAATCATGATAATTTATGTAGATATTGATAATACAATATGTTATACGAATGGAAATGATTATGTTAATTCAATACCAAATTTTGAAAACATCAAAAAGGTAAATAAACTATATGATGATGGTAATATAATAATATATTGGACAGGAAGGGGTATGAAAAGTGGTTTAGATTGGACTAATTTAACAAAAAAACAACTATCTGATTGGGGTTGTAAATATAATGAATTAATAATGAATAATAAACCAGCCTTTGATTTATTAATAGATGATAAGGCAATAAAAATTGATGAATTATGAGAGTTTGGGTAAATGGTTGTTTTGATATTCTTCATAGTGGTCATATTGATTTATTGTGGTTTGCAAAAAGATATGGTGTTACTAAAAAGAAACAAAATAAATTAAATAAACTATTTGTTGGTTTAGATAGTGATGAACGTATAAAAGAATTAAAAGGGGATAATCGTCCAATAAATGATTTAGAAACAAGAGTTAAAATAATGTCAAGTTTAAATATGGTTGATGTTGTTGCTATATTTAATACGGATGATGAATTAAAAAATTATATAAAGAACTTAAAAATTGATTGTATGGTTGTTGGTGATGAATATAAAAATAAAACAGTTATTGGTTCTGAGTATTCAAAATATGGTGTTGTTTATTATCCAAAAACAAACGGAAAATCAACAACCGATATTATTAATAAAATAAAGAAATTATGATTGTAATTACTGGTGGTGATGGTTTTATTGGTAGAAATTTAGTGTTTGAATTTTCTATAACGAATAATAAATTACCAATTAAAATTCTTGATACTAAAAGAGAAAGTTTAAATGATATTTATATTTGGTTAACAAATAATGCTAGTAGTATTAAAACTATTATTCATTTGGGTGCAATTACAGATACTACATTAGAAAATAGTGAACTTTTTTATGAATATAATTTAGGTATGTCTATGTTTATTTGGAAACTATGTTCTAAATATGATATAACATTAATTTATGCTAGTTCTGCTGCAACGTATGGTGATGGTAGTTATGGTTTTGATGATAAATCGGATATTTGGAAATTAAAACCATTGAATTTATATGGTTGGTCAAAACATAATTTTGATTTATGGTCACAATTAGAACATAAATCACCTAAGAATTGGTATGGTTTGAAGTTTTTTAATGTGTATGGTAAATTTGAAGAATATAAACTTAGAATGTCTTCAATGATATATCAAATATATAATCAAATTATTGATAATGGGTATGTAAAATTATTTAAATCAAACACATTTAATATTTTGGATGGTGAACAGAAAAGAGATTTTATTCATATTGATGATGTTGTAAATGTTATAATATTTTTAATAAATAGATTACCAAAATCAGGTATTTATAATGTTGGAACAGGAATTGCAAGGTCGTTTAATGATATTGCTAATATTATTTTTCACAATTTAGGAATACCACCTAATATTAAGTATATTGATATTCCAGATAGTATATCAGATAAATATCAAAATTTTACAGAAGCAAAAATTGATAAATTAAAAGAAATTGGTTATTCTATTAAATTTAAGAGTTTAGAATATGGAATTAGTGAATATTTAAAATATTTAAATTATTTAAAAAAATGGTAAAGATTGGTAATATTATTTATGAAGATGAATTGGTAAATCATATTATGGTTGATTATGTTAACTACATAAAAGAACCAATTGAATATTCAATTATTGATAAATCTTTACCAACATTATACGTTGGATGGAATTTTATGAAATCAACAAATCAAGATAATGAAATTATACAAAATGCCGATATTCTAAAAAAGAAAATAATAACCAATGAACTGTATTGGGAATTTTCTTTTAATGAGAATAAATCATCACACATTAAAGGTATTGAGAAATTTATAAATTTATTACCAGAATTTTATTTTTCACCAAAATATATGTATGTTGATTTAGACCCTGTTTTTTTCCATTTAAGAAATGTTGAAGATTTAATGGATGTATTACCAAAAACAATAGATTTGTTTTATCAGTATAAAGATGAAATAATTTATGTATTATTTGATAATAAAATATGGGGTATTAATTTAAATATTTATAAGTTTTTTCAATTTGATGTTGAATTATTAAATACTTCTATTTCTAATAGATGTTATAAGTATGGTTATTATGATGTTGATGGTGAAATTTATAATAAATATAAAAAACTACTTCCTGATTTTACCAAATTAAAAAGATATATAGTTACAATATTATCAAAATGAATGTTAAGTAGTATTTATAATAAATAAATTATAAATGCTATGGAAAATAAAATTGATAAAGTAATTGACGATTTTATTGATAATGAAAATCAAGAAACCCAAAATAAAGAATTTAATAAAAGGGTTATAAAAAAAAGTGATAATTCTATTATTGAACGTCTTGATAAAATCATTATTGCAGAAAATGGTAAACAATTACTAAGAGAGGTTTATTAATAACATTCATATGAAAAAAAATATTAGTTTAAATCCAATAGATAAGCATTTGGATAGAATAAAATATGTTGTAGATTATAAAATTAACGAATCTGCTAGATATATACCAATTAGTAATTTAGATGAATTTGACGAAATTCCAAATACTAATGAAGCGGATGATGTTGTAAATGATGATAATTTAGAAAAAAAACCAAAAATTAATAATCCTGAAAAACAAGAGGATGATACTGGTGGAGTTCCAGCAGAAACGCCAATACCTTCATTTGATGCAGAAAATCCCAATGAAAATCCAAATAATGAATTAAATAATGAACCTGTAAATGAACCTCAAGAAAATGTTGATAATATTCAAAATGATATTATTAGACATAATATTGAAGCCATGAAAACTATTCATAGTGAATTGGAAAATCTTAACAATATGGTTCAATCGTTAAATTCAAAATTGGATGTTTTAAATTCTGATGTGGAAGAAGTTCGTGAACCATCAACCGTTGAAAAATTAACATCAAGAAAAAATGTTAGTTATCCATATTATTTTAATTTAAACGATATGTGGAGTAATAATTGGTTTAATAATAAATATAATACTGGTGATAATATGGAAAATGGTGTTAGAGAATTACCTGATGGTACTTTTATTGCAGATTTTGATGATTTACCACAAAAATCAAGAATTGATATAAAAAATAGTTTTACTGAAATTGATTAGTGATGGTGTTAAAAGGAAATCAACATAGTAAAGAAAGATTTTTTGATTTATTTAAAAAAGTTAATTATATTAATGAATCTAAATTATCACCAGAAAAAAAAATGAAAATCCTTAATGATTTTGTGAATTTTGTTGGAAATAAATTGGATATTATGGATAATTTACCAAATATAAAAATATCTAATGATGATTTTGCAGCAAAAAAAATGAAATCATTTGGTAAATATACACCAGATTTAAAAGAAATTGTTGTTGTAATGGTAAATAGAAATTTGGCAGATGTTTTAAGAACATTAGCACATGAAATAGTCCATCATAAACAGAATTTAGAAAATAAATTAGATGTTAATTCAAATGATGATGGTAGTGATATTGAAAATGAAGCCAATGCATTAGCAGCAGTTTTTATGAGAGAATATGGTAAAAATAATCCTATAATATTTGAATAATTATGAGAGTTTTTAGTCCAATTGGTAGTAAAGAAAGATTATTTGAAATGCTTCAAAGAGTAAATAAAATTACTTTAAATGAGGAAAATATAATAAATAATCCAATAGAAAATTTAAAAATAGTATTCAATCAACTACTTAATGATGAAATTGAAATTAAAAGAATAACAAATGATATTGAATCAAATGAATGTTATACAACAATTGATTGTTTAGGTGAAAATAATAGAGAAATTAATTTTGTTTTCAAAAGTGAATTTATTGAAAGGGAAACTGATGGTGTAATTGAAATTGAAGATTCAAAATTAATTAATTTTTTTATGGGCAATGATGGTGATTCATTAAACATTGATGAAAACACACTAAAAGAATTTAATGATGATTATAATACAGAAATTATTGATTTTATTTCTAATTATATTAATTTTGAAGATGATATGAAATCAAAGGTTGATGATTTGGATGAAGTTATTAAATTAATTGATAATATTCCATATAAAAGAAGTACAGAAGAATTACAAAATCATAAATCCTATGTTGATGAAAAACCAACAAATCCGAATCTTAGAGTAAACTCACCCGAATTAAATTCATATGTTACTGAAAATAATGATGATTTTGATGATGATTTTAATTATGATGATTTAGATGATGAAGATTTGGATGATGGATTAGATTATGATGATAATTTTGGAAATAATTTAAATAATGATATTGATTTTGATGATGATTCCAATTTAGTAAATAAATATAGTGATAAGGATGCAATGAAGTATAAAGATTTAGAAAATGATTATGATGATGAAAACATATCTAATTTAGATTATGAAAATATGGAAAGTTCATCAGAAGATGATGAATTATATAATAAAGCATTTGATAATTTAATGATGAAAAATAAAACACAAAAAAATCCAAATTATTTTCCGTCAAAATCTGAAGTTGAAAGAGAAGTAAATAGAATTTCTAATTTAAATAAAGAACCCGAAAAAAGAAAAAAAGGAATGAGAATGGCTAAAAATAAAACACGTGTATATCCATCATGGGCTGATAATTATTTAAGTGAAAATAAATTAAAAAACACAAATGTTGATTATATTGAATGGAAGTATTTTAATTCAACTAGTGATGAATTTAAAACGTTTTTAATAAAAAGAGCAGATAATATAATCACTAATAAATATGGTATTAATAAATTCAAAATACCAAAAGAAAAATATCATAATTTGATAAGAGATTTAGTCGTTGTATTATTTAAAGAACATATAAGAAGTATGAATGAATCTGAAGATGATGTCATTAAGAATGCTGAAGATAATGAAAATCTTAATATTGGTGATGTTGTTGAAGTAAATGGAATAGAAGGTACATTTCAAATAGGTGTTTTAGCAAGAGAAGGTAAACCTTTTATAATGCCTTTTGATATGAATACAAAAAAACCATATACAAGATTTAGAATATATCTATTTTCATTGAAAGATACTAACATGAAAAGAATTATGAGGTTTTCAGAAACTGATGGTGGTTTTATTATTGAATCAGAAGAAGAAATTGAAACAACTGAAAAAAATAATTTAGATATTGAAAATCTTGCAAAAAAAAGGGATGAAATCGGTGACCAAATTGAAGGTGGTCTTGGTGATGATAAGTCACCATTGGAATTTGACCCAGAACAAATTAAATTGGGAATGAAGGTTGAAATGGAACATACTAATGACCCTATGATTGCATTGGAAATAGCATTAGACCATTTAACTGAAGACCCTAAATATTATACTGTTAAAGAAGACCCAGAAATAAGCGCACAATTTAATGCAAGTAAGGAAGCAAGTGAATATGATAATGAAAAGGAATTGGTAGATGAATTGTTGGGTTATAAGCCAATAAATGTTGGTGATTTAACTGAAGAAATTGTTGGTTCTGATAATGCAAAATCGGTTGTGGGTGGTCAAAGTTCTGATAATAATGATGATGAAATAAAAAAATATCAGGAATATGAAAAGAAAGATTTTAATAGTTTAAGGGATGATGAAAAAGAAGAATTTTTTGAATTATGGAAAAAATATAGAGAAAAATAAATTTAAATAATATTTCTTTTTTGAAAAAGGACTACTTATTGTAGTCTTTTTTTGTTGTTGTTGAAAATATTACTATTTATATTAGAATAAATTTATCATTATGAGTAGAATTAGAAGTTATTTTAAAAAGTCAAATACTTTAATAACAAATAATACAACAAATAATTCTCAAAATCCTGTTACCGAAATATCATATGGTACTTATGATGGTTGTGTTAGTAGATATATTTTTGATATTGATTTTTCTTTATTAAGAAAAAGAATAGAAAGGGGTATTATTATTCAAAACAATATTAAAAAACATATTTTACACATGACAAATACAATTGGTAGGGATTTAAAATATGTTGGAAAAAAATCATATTCGGAAATGATTGAAAGAGCAAGTAGTTTTGAATTGGAAGTTTTTAATCTTTCTGAAGATTGGGATGAAGGAAATGGTTATGATTTATTATATGATGATACATTTGCTGATAAATCATCAAAACATGCATCCAATTGGTTTAATAGAAAAACAAATTTATTTTGGAATGTAGATGGTGTTTATTCAACTGGTAATACTGAAATTATTGGAAATCAAAGATTTGAAAAGGGTAATGAAAATATTGAAATTGATATTACTGATTATGTAAACCAAAGATTATTTGAAAATGAATATAGTGGTAATACTGTTTTTAGTGGTGATTCTTTTGGTTTAGGGATTAAGTTTTTAGACTTATATGAATCTTTGGAAACAGATTTTAGACATGCAGTTGCTTTTCATACAAATAAAACAAACACGTGGTATGAACCGTATGTTGAAACAATTTATGATGATATCATATTAGATGATAGAAATTATTTTTATTTAGATAAAAAAAATAGATTATATTTATATACAAATTCTATTAGTATTTTAAATAATAATGAAATTATTGTTAATCATGTAAATATATATGATAATAATAATAATTTTATTGAAACCATTAGTGGTGATTCAATTACGAATGTTGGTAATGGAATTTATTTTGTTGAATATAAAATAAATTCAAATGAATATCCTGATAGTGTTTTATTTGTAGATGAATGGAATTTAACAATGAATGGAGTTGAAAGTAATTATTATAGTAAATTTTATTTGATATCACCAGAAAAATATTTTATAATTAATGAAGAATCACAACTAAATTTAGAAAATTATCATTTTAATTTTTGGGGAATTAAAGAATCTGAACAAATAAAATCTGGTGATATAAGGAAAATAAAAATATCGGTTAAAGAATTGTATACAAACCAAAACAATTTTATTCCATTAAATATTGAATATAGAGTATATATAAAAATTAGTGATGGATATGAAATTGATGTAATACCATTTACTAGTGTAAATAGAACCAAATTTGGATATTATTTTAATTTAGATACATCGTGGTTAATACCACAAGTTTATTATATTCAAATTAAGTTAAAATCGGGCGAATATTTTGATATAAAACAACCATTATCGTTTGAAATAGTAAATGATGGATTTTTTTAATTATTAGTTGAATTTATTTGTATATTTGAAAAAACTGAAATATATTTGTATTGTAATTTAATTTTAATTGTAAAAATAATAACTGTAACTTAAAAAACTGAAATTATGAGTAATGTAACTGAAGGAAAATCACCACAAGGTGGTGATTTATCACAACTGAAAAAAATGTTTGCTGACTATCAAAAAAAACAATCACAAGCAAACAAAAAAACATCATCCCGTGAAAATATTCTTGCTAAGTATTTTGTGCCTAGAAATACGAAAGAAACGTTTAGAATATTACCACCAAAACAAGGTAGAAAACATATTGAAGAAGCCTATTTTCATGTTGTTACTACAAACATTGCGGGTGGTGTAAAAAAGCATGGTACAATTCTTTATTGTCCTGCACACAATGACCCTAGAGTTCCAAAAATTGGTAGTGATGGTAAACCTATGTTAGACCAAAACAATAATCCAATTTTAGTTCCAGCACCATGTCCTCTATGTGCAAAGTATAAAAAACTATTATCACAACAAGACCCATCATTAATTGGTGTTAAGAAAGAGGAAATGAATGATGTTCAAAAAAGAATAAAGGCAAAAAACGATGAAATATATAAAGAAGCCATTAAATGGGAAGCAAAGAAATTTTATATAATTCGTGGTATTGATAAAGGTGCTGAAAAGGATGGTGTTAAATTTTGGAGATTTAAACACAATTATAAAAATCAAGGAACTCTTGATAAACTACTTCCAATTTTAGAAGATTATATGATGATGAATCAAGCAGATTTTTCAGACCCATATAATGGAACTGATTTAAATATTATAATGACTGATAGTGAATTTAATGGTCGTGTTTATAAGGCAATATCAGCAATTACAGCAAGAGGAAAATCTAAATTATCACAAGACCCTCTTGTGATGAAACAATGGCTTGATGATGATATTAGTTGGAGAGATGTTTTCTTACCAAAGAAAGCACCAAATATAACACCATTTGAATTTTTAGAAATGGTTGTAAGTGGTACTAATCCATATTGGGATGATACTGATGCAAAAAATAAACGTTGGGTATTTCCAAATAGACCTGATTTGGAAGAATTAGCAAATACACGTAAAATGAATTTAGATTCAACTGAAGATGATAATTTTGAATATGCTTCTGATTTAGAGGATGTTGAATATCCACGTGTAACAATAAGCAATATAACCGAATCTGATGTTGGAACATATGATGATGATGCTACTGATTTAGGTAGTGATGTTATGGAAAATGAAGATGATTTGAATGAGAATGATTCAAATGATGATTCAGAAATAAGTGATTTTTCTGATTATGATATGGATTCTGATGATTATGATGATTTACCATTTTAATTTATTTTTAAATCCAATTGGTGTTGATTAAAATACCAATTGGATTTTTTTTTATTTAATTTTAATAAAATTTATATATAATGAAAAACGATTCTTTAAATTTAGATAGTGATGGTATTCAAGGAAATAAAAGAAAACCAACACCCAAAAAAACATTTTCTTTAGAGAACTTTAAGAAAAAGGCAAATGTTGAAGATGTACCCAATAAACCATTAGAATGGATTACTTTATCTTCAGGTTTTAAAAAAGCAACAGGTCTTCCTGGTGTAGCAAAGGGTTATGTTAATTTATTTCGTGGACATACAAATACAGGAAAGTCAACAGCAATTTGTGAAACATTAGTTGAATCTCAAAAAATGGGAATTTTACCTATTCTAATAGATACAGAAAATAATATGGGTAAAGGTAATTATCGATTAAGTGAGTTGGGTTTTGATTTTGATAATTATATAAGAGTGGATAATGATTATCTTTTGACTGAATTTGGAAAAAAACAAAATAAAAATAGAAATGAAGCATCAATTGAAGATTTAGCAAAATGTTTTTATTATTTTTTAGACATGCAAGAATCTGGTGAATTACCATACGATTTATTATTTGCAATTGATTCTATTGGTACATTAAATTGTATAAAAACAATTGATGCAGCAGAAAAAGACGATACACAAAACAATATGTGGAATGCTGGTGCATATGAAAAATCTTTTATGTATTTGTTAAATAATATAATACCAAGTAGTAGAAAGGGTAATAGAAAATATACAAATACTGTAGCAGCAGTTCAAAAAATTTGGATTGATAATATGAATAAAGGTGTGGTAAAACATAAAGGTGGTGAAACTTGGTATTTAGGTTCTAGGTTAATATATCATTTTGGTGGAATTATTACACATGGAACTAAAGCAGCAGTTGCTGAGAGTAAAAAACGTGTTGTTTCATATGGTATTGATACAAAAATTGGTGTTGCAAAAAACCATATTGACGGTCCGTTGGGTGGTATATCAATGCAAGGTAGAATTGTTTCAACACCATTGGGTTTTGTACATCCTGATGATATTCCTGATTTCAAGAAAAAACATATTCTTTATTTTAGAAATCTTTTTGGTGATGATTCTATTAATGAAAATGATTTAGTTCTTTCAACAAAGAACATTGATGGGGAAGGAAAAATATCATTTGAAGATGATATTGTAGAACATATGGATTTTGAAGATGAAGATTAGGACATTATTGGTTGATTCATCATACTTATTACAACGTTCATTTCACGGTGCAAGAGATACTTACACCGTGAAATTTGGACATATTGGTGGATTATATCAATTTTTAACAACTGTTCGTAAATTAATAAAAACACATAAAATTAATAAAGTTGTTTTAGTTTGGGATGGTGAAAATAGTGGAATATATAGACATAGAATTGATAGTAATTACAAATCGAATAGAAAAAACAAAGAATGGTATCGTAAAATTGAAATGAGTGATGTTGAAATAAAAAAAGAAAAAGAAAAAGAAGAATCAATATTAAAACAGAAAAAAAGAATACAAGCATATGCAGAAGAATTATTTTTAAGACAAATAGAAGTTGACGAAATAGAAGGTGATGATTTAATTGCAAAATATTGTATTGAATATCATGATAAAGAAGAAATTTTATTATATTCAAATGACAAAGATTTTCTTCAATTATTAGATTTAAATATTTTAATTTTATTTCCAAATAAAGAACAACCAATAAATAAAATTAATTATATTATGCACTTTAGTCATCATTATACAAATGCTTTAGTTTATAAAATAATTTGTGGCGATGCTTCAGATAATATAAAAGGTATTGATGGATTGGGTGAAAAAAGTTTATTGAAATATTTTCCAGAATTAAAATTTAAAAAATTGACTGTTCGTGAAATTTGTATTAAAGCAAAAGAATTTAATGAAAATAGATTAAAAGAAAATAAAAAACCAATAAAGGCATTGGATAATTTATTGAACAATGTGAATAGATTAAAAACAAATTATAAATTAGTTAATTTAAAAAATCCAATACTTAATGAAAAAGCAAAGGAAGAATTATTACAATTAGAAGTACCATTATCTCCAGAAAATAGGGGGAGTAAAAATTTGTATAATATGATGATTGAAGATGATTTTTTAAGTGTTTATGGTAGCACTTTTCCTAATTACGTTGAACCGTTTTATACTGTAATTATGAATGAAAAAAAATTATTAACTGAATATTATAAAAAATAATATTTTTTTTGTTTATTATTAAAATATAATATATTTTTATACAATAAAACTTTTTAAATTATACGAAAATGGAAGAAAAAGATGTTAATATTTTTAAATTTTCTTTATCACAGGGTGATATAATTTTATGTGAAAAAATTTTTGATGGAAATGTTTTTAGTCCGTATGTTAGATATTCAGTGGATATTAGAGATATTTTACCAAAAATAATAACAAGATTACAAAAACTATTATCCAAACAACAATATAGTCATATATATTATGTAGGTAAGGATAGTATTAATTCAGAAAATTTAACACATTATGATTTTTTAAATTATAATAATCATATAATTAATTCTTTTCCTAAAAAACAAAGAGAAGAATTAAAATATCAACCAAAACCAATCATTTACAT